ATAATCGAACATGCCAGGGATATGTGCGGGAACGACCCACGAGAGATGGCGGGGTATCTCGCGCAATTAGCTGCAGACGCGATCCTCCGCCCAGGAAAGATCGACCCGGAAAAATTTAGGAAAGGAGAGAAATGAAAATTGTAGCCTTTGATCTTGGCACAACCACGGGCTGGGCTGCCTGGTCTGGTGGTAAATACACGTCGGGAGTGCTAGACCTGAAAGGAGGACGTTACGAAGGCGGCGGGATGCGGTATCTCCGCTTTGAGGGTCAGCTAAAAGAATTGCTCGATCATGTCGAGCCGGATGCCGTCTTTTTCGAGGAAGTGCGCCGTCATATGGGCACCGATGCGGCTCATGTTTATGGCGGGTTGCTAGCGGTGCTGACGGCTGAATGCGAGAAGCGCGGCATTCCGTATCAAGGGATACCTGTCGGCACCGTCAAAAAACACGCGACCGGGAAAGGCAATGCGAACAAGCAGGCGATGCTGGAAGCGGCCGAATCCAAGTGGCCAGATCAACAGATTGCTGACGACAACCAAGCAGACGCGCTTTGGGTCTTGGAAACCGGGAGGGCAGCGCTGTGAAGATTGTGATAAAGAAGATCAAACGGAACTGGATATCCCGGAGAAGGACACGGCGGATACAGTATCCTCGTCACCGATCGATTCAAGAGAACGTGAACGAGCATCGTCGGTACATTTGGATCAAATGTCTGTTTTGCGAGGCATTTTTATTAAGAAGCCTCGATCGAGCAGGCCGCAATCGGAAAGGGTTTTTTCACCTTTGCTGCGAGTGCAGTCCGCGGATTTTGGAGGAGGACAATGAGTAGATACAAGATCGATCCTCCTCACGACTGCGAGATGGACGGCCATGACTGGCGCCGAATCGGATCACACCCGGACGGGACAACCTTTCACAGATGCCGTATCTGCGGGAAAGAGGACGAAGCATGAAACCGATCCTCTATTCTGTATCGGCTAACGACAAGATCACTCACGGACCTGAATCGTCCGAAAACCAGAAGTCTTAACGAAAAACCGGGCGGCTTACTCCGTTGAGTGCATCCCCTGGTTCGACTCAAAAACGACCTATGAAAAACAAGACATTCGAGCAAGAGTTCAAGGAACTCATCTGTAAATACGACGTGGATCTACAATTCGTGGATAATTCATACGGAAATCTACCTGGCGTAAATTTTTGCGTAGGCGAGAAGATCGTGTGTTCCGCAGCCAAGGACGGCGGATGGAACTTCGGTGATGGATTTATGCCGCTTTACGCTATCGCCGATTCCCTGTCGAACGTCGAGCTGAGGCAACCCGACTCAAAACTATGAAAAACCAGAAGACTCAAACGAATAACCCGGCGCGTAAACCGGGTTGCCTCCAGCGGTTTGTTCGAGGATTGATCGTGCGCCTGCTCCGATGGCTTCCGATTTCCGAAGCCAGCGCCGCATACAAGGAGGCTGTGCTTCTGGAGCTTGGGTTTCGGCGGAGTGAATTTCCGGGGTGCTGGCATGTGCCGGACTCCTGCGCGGAACGGTATGGACTGGAGGGACGCACGAGCTATCGAGAATGGATCATTCTGAAAAAGGTGGGGATGAGACTTCCCTCGAACGTCGAGCTGAGGGACGGCGGGACCAAAACTGAAAACAAGGACTGAATCTATGGAAAATCAAAAAGTAAAAACAGACACGGACGGCGCTGATACCCGCCGTTCCTCTCCAGCGTCTGGTTCGGAATCGTCTGCTGTTGATCTCGACCGCATTGTAAGGAATCCGTGTCCATTTTGCGGAGGCGCACCCGTAGAGAAGAGGATGGCTTCCGGGCATGTCAAAATCGAGTGTCCTGACTGCCGATCCTCGACGCGTGTTTATCGGTCACCATCCTTCGCGTGGCTAACTTGGAATCATCGCCATTCTGTTCCGAACCAACAACAAAGATCATGAAAAACCAAAATAGCAACGATAAGGTGATGCGCGAGGGCTCATCGCCACAGGAATCAGAAACCCGCTCCACCGAAGAGAACGGCGGGGTGGGTGTTGGCTGCACGAACTCGTTGGGCGTTATCCGCTCGGTCTATTACAACCAAGACGACATCCTTCGTGGCATCCAGCAACTGCACTGCCCAGAAGGGTTCGAGTGCGACATGACCTATGGAAACGGAGGGTTCTGGAGGAATCTGCCGCGCCCGAAATACTGCTTCGACATCTCTCCACAGAAACCCGAGGTAATAAAGGCGTGCTCGATGGCACTTCCGTTGGAAAGAGAGAGTCTTCGGAACTGCGTGTTCGATCCTCCCTTCCTCACCTACGTGAAAAACGGGAGGGGACATCAAGGTGGCAAAGTGGCGATGACTGCCCGCTTCGGCGGATACTACCGATATGACGAATTGGAAGACCACTACCGACACACAATCAGCGAGGCGTGGCGAGTGTTGAAACCGGGCGGCAAGATGATCTTCAAATGTCAGGACATCATCCATAACCACAAGATGCACTGCACGCACTATCGAACGATAATGATGGCGGAAATCGAAGGATTCCGGCTACTAGACCTATTCGTCCTGCCTGCACGCCACCGGATGCCGGGACCGCAAAAAGGGACGCAGCGACACGCGAGGGTGTTTCACTCTTACTTTTTGGTGTTCGTCAAGCCGGGAAAACTTCCTCCGCCCAACGTAAAGCGTAGCCGATGAGGCGTCGCTCACCCGTGATAAACAAAACTACTTATGACTCACGAAAACCAAAATATGAACGACAACGCGGGCCGTGAAACCTCATTGGCTACCGCGGTTGGTTCGGCTAGGCGCATCCGAGTTCTATTCTGGATCGACTGGCTCGGGGAGCAAATGGAGGCGATCCGCGAAATCGAAAGCCCGCCTGTAAGCAACCATCCGGACCCGAACATCCAACACGGGTCCGACGTGCGATTGGTGCAAGCATGGATGAAGGCGAACGATGTCCCTAGCGGGACGTTCTTTTCCATTTTGCCGAACGTAGAGGCTAGGCGTGAGGGCCGGTCTGAAAACTAACACAAACAAAGGAGACAAACAAAATGAAGAAAGATATACAGAAACGCGGCAGTCGGCCCGAATTGCCTACGCCGTCTGGTTCTCGGTCCGATACGCCGGAGACCGATGCACTGGAAAGGGACGGATACCACTACGCGATGCACAATATGCGTGCAAAGCTAGTCCCGAGCGAGCACGCCCGCAAACTGGAGCGCGAGCGGGACGAACTCCGCGAATGGATCATGCAGGCTGCGCCTATACTTTTAGCCGCCGGCTGTATCGTCGTCGACGAGGCTGTCGAGCGACTGGACGAGATCGCGGGAGTGCGCGGTGTGCTGGAGCTGTGCCCGGTAGATTTTGTGGCTCCGGAGGCTAAGCCGCGATATGGATCGGCCGATGGTCCGTTGGAAGAACAACTGAGACAAGAGAACCGGGATCTAAGACGGGCGCTGACTCTTGCTGCCCGATGGGGGATTTCGAGCGATGGTTTTTCGGCGACCGTGGCTGATGAATTGCGCCGTTGGGTCATCAACGACATGCAAGATCCGTTCCCAGAGCTGCCTGGTTATTTGTTCGACCAAACCCCGTTCACTAAACCAACGACAATCGAATAACACTATGACTTTTCATCCTCATTCTTATCGTGATCCTGATCCTGATCGGGATCGGGCCGAAATGCTTCAGGAATATCTATCCGGCCTTCCAAAATTCCGCGAAGTAACTTCATATCCTGGTCTTCATTCCCGCCGTTCCTCTCCAGCGTCTTGTTCGGCTGATCGTTCTCCTGCGTGTCCTGATGGCCGTAAAGATTGTCGATTCTCTTACGAAGGCATGACAACGCTAATTCACAGCCCTATTCAATACGATAGGGAAGGGAATCCAGTCGGTGGGGGTGTAAATCGGGTGGACAAGGTGGCGAAATGTAGTGTCTGTCGTCGCGTGTGGATATCTCGACAATCGGAGTTAGAGGATACTCAAGGAAAGGTTCGTGAATGGAATGATTCTCCGTCGAACGACCAAGGTGAGGGACGCGGACCCGAACAGTGAAAGGTAAAATTATGAAGAAGAATAAGCAAACAGCGGCGGCTGGTCCGCGTTCCTCTCCAGCGACTGGTTCGGCGTTTTCTCCGGGGGCGTGGTTCCTTATGCAATATGGCTTCGATTTCCAGAAGTTTTACATCATAGAAACTGTCGGTAACCGAATTTGTCTGTCGAAACGGGATTGGCTCGTGTCGAGTGGTGTATGGATGACACGCCGTGAGATGGAGGCCCGTCAAGCGCAATATATGGGACACGGAAGGCGGAGATGGTTCTGGCGATGGCTACCATTCCGAGATTTGGTGGTGCCATTCTCTCCGCCGAACGCCGAACGGAGGCACCCGACCAGCGATGCAAAATAACCTGAATCTTCTCGACAAATCCGGCGCGCCCATCGGGTTGCCTCCCGTGATTTGTTCTGGAGTCGCTGGCATGGGCTCCCACCAATCCGCCAGGAGCGAGAAGGATGAATGGCTCACGCCGCCTGAGATCATCCGAGCACTCGGGGCGTTCGACCTTGATCCGTGTGCGCCGGTCAAGCGACCGTGGGAGATGGCAGCGAGGCACTACACATGGCGGGATAACGGGCTGCTGAAACCGTGGGAGGGTCGAGTGTGGTGCAATCCTCCATACGGGCGGGAAACGGGGCGCTGGCTGGCAAGGTGCGCGGAGCACAGAAACGCTACGGCGTTGATCTTCGCCCGGACGGAAACCGCCGACTGGGTAAAGCACGTGTGGGGCGCGGCTCATTCCGTGATGTTCCTTTTCGGGAGGCTACACTTTTATCACGTGGACGGGCGTCGGGCCGAGGCGAACTCGGGGGCTCCGTCCGCGCTGATCGCATACGACGATCGGAACACGTCCGCCTTGGAAGCGTGTGGACTTCCGGGGCGGTTGATAAGACTCCACAACGACAAGAGGAGGAATCCCGAACAACCAAAGGAACCGAATGAAGACCAAGACTGAACAGAAACCCAGCGATGCTACGAACGGCCGCGATGCAAGGGATTGCCTCCCTCGCCTGGTTCGGAGCTGGGGAAATACCGATTACGCAATCATCGCTCGGCTTACTCCGCCGTATGATCTCGTGGCCCATCCGAATGGTCCGGCCATCACCAACGGCGATTGGTTTTCGGTGATCGATATACATCCCGATGACAGCGATAAAGAGAAAGCGATCAAACGAGAGGCGCAAGAGAAGTGGCGTATATTTTCATGGCCACTGATAAAATCCAAATTCTTTCCTCCGAACAAGCAGTTCGACGAATCCGCCCAGATGCCTACAGACACAAGTGACAACAACAAACATTAACCAATAAGCGAGATATAGAAAACAACTAAAGAATGAACAAACTAATACAGACTATCGAACAATGGGGCGAAGATCGAAATATCATTGGCCCGGATGCTAAAGCGACACTCGAAACGCAATTCCTCAAACTCGAAGAAGAGGTGAGCGAAATCCACGAGGCAATCGCCAAGAAAGATGACATCGGAATCGTCGATGGCATCGGCGATGCAGTGGTTGTGCTGACACTGCTTGCAAGACTTGCGGGAACCGATCTGGAAGCGTGCGTAAACCATGCCTATCACGAGATCAAGAATCGCACGGGCAAGATGGAAAACGGGATGTTTGTGAAGGATGAGTGATTTAGTGAATAAGGAACTCGAAGAGGAACCACAAAGCCGACGTGATCCTAACTTTAGCAAGTGGGCGATTACCATGGAGGGTGTCCGAGTGCTTGTTCTTCCCAGCAGAATTAAAAGCGTCTATTTGGACAGGAGACTACTGTCGGCAGCAGAAACCGCGTGGAATGCTGCCCGGAAACTTTACTCAACCGCGGCGACTGAGCACTGCGCTGACGATAACACAAACCCAATAACCGAAGACCGTGAGAAGGACTAACAAAACGATTAAAACATCATCCTACAAAGGGCCAATCAAATACGGAAATACTGCTGACTGCATCACCGCCGTGTGCGATTCTATAAAACAGATGCTCCTGGAAAAGAACAAAGCTTACGGAGATAGTGCTATAGATCCGGTAAGGATTTTTAGCAAATCTCCTGTAGAGGAACAGATTAAGGTTCGCATCGACGACAAACTGTCTCGTATCGCTCGCGGCAATGAATTCCCAGGAGAAGACACTATCGATGATTTAATCGGATATCTCATACTTCTGAAAATCGCTAAACTCAAACAACAGTAACCAATCATGTCTTCATTTAACAAAGTCATTCTAATGGGCAACCTGGTGCGCGACCCAGAGTTGCGAATAGCGGCGTCCGACCTGCCTGTCTGCAAGTTCACAATGGCAGTGAATCGCCGCTTTGCCCGAAAGGACGGGGAAATAGCAGAGGAAGTTTGCTACATCGATGTCACCGCGTTTGGGCGCAGAGCCGAAGTTCTTGCCGACCACATGCAAAAAGGAAGCCCTATTCATATTGAGGGCCGCTTACAACTAGAACAATGGGAGGATTCAAACACAGGCCAGAAGCGAAGCAAGATAGGCGTCATCCTTGAGTCTTTCTCCTTCGTCGGATCAAAGAACAAGGACGAAGACGATGGTGTTTCTCTAAAGGATTATTCAGCAAAGAAACAGTCTGCGCCTGTCAAGAACACAACAAGCCAGTCTGAGTATGATGAAGAGGATGTTCCTTTTTAAAATCATAATTACAAATCACATTCATCACAGAAAAAAGGACAACAATGAGTGAGGTTATCAGATTCAAGCCCGGCTATTATAAAGGGGTTTCCGCGATATTTGAGGACCCTAAATCGGAAAGCGAAATCATTATCATGGCTCCAGATATTTCCCGCCTCGAAAAGCATCTGGCAAGATGGACGCTGGACTGGAGGAAGGAGCTGTTCAAGCCAGCGAGGCTGGTCTTGCTCAATAAGAAAGAGACATAACCGCCGATATGTCTGGTTGGATTAAATTGCACCGCTCGATTCTAGACCATCCGAGAGCGTCAGACCCCGATTGGGTTGCTGTCTGGATTTACCTGCTCGTCAACGCGGCGCACAAACCTCAGCGAGCACTATTCAATGGCAAGATAATAACCCTCGAACCCGGTCAACTTTTGACCGGTAGAAAGGTCATTTCGGAGGCAACAGGAGTCGGTGAACCAAAGACCAAACGCCTGCTTTATACGATGGAAAGGGAGGGGCAAATTAGGCGCAAAAGTAGCCACAAAGGATCGCTAATCTCGATAAAAAACTGGGGCGAATATCAGGGAGATGGTGGACAACTGAATGGACAACAAGAAAAATCCCTAACCCCCTTACAGTTTGGCATTAATGAAAGAGAAAAAAACGAAACGGACAGCAGAACGGACAACTGGTGGACAACTGGTGGACAACTGAATGGACAACAAAAAGAACTCCTAACTACCTTGAAATCTGACACTAACGAAACGAGAGAAAAACAAAGTGGACAACTGGATTCTCGGAAAGTGGACACTGTACAAGAAGACAAGAATAAGAATATAGAGGATACTGACGTATCCTCTCGTCCATCGAAAAAGCCTGATCCAAAAAATACCGAGAAATACCAGAAAATCGCCGACGCCTGGAACGAACTGAACGGCCTTCCAAAAGTCGAGCGGCTGACAGACAAACGCAAAACAAGCCTCCGATCCCGACTCTCCGATCCGTATTGGCGCGAAAACTGGCAACGGGCGATGGAGCAAATCCCGTCGAGCGACTTCCTTTCCGGACGAAAAACGAAATGGCGAGCAACCTTCGACTGGTTCATCCGACCGGAATCGGTCGTCAAGATCATCGAAGGCCAATACCACGACGGCGCCCGACAGCCGACCATCTATTCCGATTCCGAAAAATATTGATAACAATGACCATGACCGTAGAGACCACCAAGACCACCAACCCACAATCAGTAGTGCTCCGAGTTTTCGAGGCAGTAGGCTTCCGCATCGCCAATGATCCCGACGCTCGATCACAATGGGAACAACTGCTCGTATCCACCTGGAGCAACCGTGACGATGTGTGGCAACCAGGACGCTGCAAAGGCTGCGCGAAGATGATTGCTAGCCAAGCCAGCGAGATCGACAACGAAAACACCGACAACCCGTTCCTCGCCGCAATCAGGTCTCACGTGGCAACAGTGTGCGGGGCCTGTACTCGCTTGGCGGACGATCACTACCACAACCTCGGACGACAACCAGTCAAGGCTGGATGGTGGGAGACCAACTGCCCGCCAACCTTTCAGACACTACTCGCCGACCGAACAGCCGAAAAGGTCGACTGGAGACGTGTCGAAACGGTCGAGAAATGGAATTTTAAAAGAAAAGCGAAAGGACTGATCCTCACTGGCGACACAGGATCAGGCAAAACAACCGCTCTGTGGGGTCTAGCAAGGCGTTTAAAGAAGGAAGGTAGGCATCTCTACCTGTTGACATCGATCGAGCTTTCTAGACGGCTTCAAGCGGCCGCAAAAGAAATGCAGGCAGACCACGACCTCCTTCACTGCGATTTCCTGCTCATCGACGACCTCGGAAAAGAAAAGCTAACCACAACCGTCGGTGCAGCTCTCTACGAGCTAATGGACCAACGACTCGCCCACAACCGATGGATGGCATTCACCACCCGATTCACCGGCGACCAACTCGAAGACCGATTCATAGACACACACCTTGGCCGAGACATCCGCCGCCGCATCCAAGATGCTTGCACACACCTACGATTCAAAGGAGGCGGGATCTAAGATGAAACAAAAACAACCAACACGATGGCCCAGCTTCGGAGCACGCAGAAAATCTCACCCGACCATCTCACCCGGCCAACCATTCATCTATCTCGGTCGCAGCATGCGCGTCACAACGGTATCGCGAAAACTCATCACAGCCCACTACGTCAACAATTCCGGAAACATCCAAACAATCACCATCCCAACCGACGCAGCCAAAACTTGCATCCCAACCCCTACAGACTCACCCGACACAGAAATCGACAACGACAACGACCCACGATTCGTCGAACTCAACTAACCACTAAAAACACACGAACAAAAGACATGATCGTAAAACCCATCCAAGGAGCTTGCCCAACATGCTGGAGAAGAAAAGCACGAGCAATCCCATGGAAACCAGGAACAACCTGCTGGAACTGCGGACTCCCAAAATCTAAACCAAAACCCAAACCTCCCTAACCACCCCAGCCAAAACCACCACGATCACCCTCCTCAAAATTCTCATCCAACCAACAACCAGCCCCACGATACAGAGCCTTACCAGGCATCCAACAACCACATCCCAAACTACTCCCAACCTCCGGCCTACACCTCCGAAGACGACGATCATACACCGGACAAACTGAACACGCCCGCATCCTCCTGCGCCACTCCACACGCGATACCCTCCCACTACCAACCAAACGAAACCAGCCAACCACTACCCCAAACAGGACCCAAATACCAACCTCACCAACACCAACACAAACAACACGAAACCAACAACAAATACGCCGAAAACCCATAACTACAACCCATGACAACAAAACCACAGGCCCGCAAACCAGAAAGTTGAGAAGAGCGGTATATATAAAAACTGGCGACCAATACCCATTTCCCCCCTCCCCGCCCCCTATTTTGACCTCTTTTTTATGCTGTTTTTGCAGGCGTTTTTTGGCCTGTAATCTCATTGTAGTGAGATTACATGACCATACGTAAACCGCTTATTTACAATAACTTGCGACATTGAAGAGTGTTAACTCAAGCAAGTTTATCGCAAGAACAACTGGAAAAGCCAAAGATTGCTAAAATCCTGAACTCAAGAAACGGAGTGCTTGATTGATCCAATTTGAATGGCTTGTCGTGACTGTTGCAATGGCTTGAAACGTATGCCTTCCACCCTGTTTTGCGTCTACCCTATCAGTTTGCTTTGTCGTTGACTTTGAACGGTTTAAGGTAGTTTTTGAGCGGATAAAATGGTTTGAGAACTGTATCCATGCATGTTTGGCAGTCTGTATGTGTTTTGGCAGTGATATTATATCAAATTTTATCCTACGGATTGACTTGTCAATTGTGTATTTGTTTTGGTTGTCATAAGTCTTTGATGTTGAACAAGATACTTGTGTGGTTTTGTGCTGATTTTGAAACGTTTTATGAGGTTTTTGCTAGATGTAGACGCCGTCCGACGGGACGACATAGGAAACTGGCATGGGTCCAGCGTCTAGGGCCCTCTCTCGGTTGAGCGAGCCAGTGGCTGAAGCGAAGCTTCCTGAAAGCGTGTGCGCGAATCCTGATAGCAGAAAGCTGTGGATAGGGAAGGCCTTGCGAAAGCAAGGCGGGAAAGACCCAACCCAATGGGTGAATCCGATAGCGAATCCGATAGCGATTTGTCAAAAAGTTAAAAGTCTACTTTTGGCAATCGCAAGGGTTTTTAAAAGGTGCAAGGAGCCTTTCCATTCTTTGGCAATTAGCAACTGCTAGAGACTTGGTTGAACCTAGCGGAAAAGACTGAAGTGAAATCTAACTTTAAATCGAAACGGCTGGAATCCCTAAAAAACGAAACTGTCACGCGGTTTCATAAGCGCAAAAAAGGGATTTCAACCGTCTTGCGTCTTGGCAAAGCGCAACTGATGAGATTGCCACAAAAAATAAGTAAAAAGGATAAATTAAGATGAAAAACACAACTCCATTTGAAACGGTTAAAACCATCAATCGCGAAGGGAAGAAAGTCTTGTCGCGAAAGCGATTTGGCGAAATCCATGGCTTGAAAGGCGCCGAACTGAAGCGGCGCCATTACGAATATCTGCTTTCAAATCCCTTAAGCGATATGGTCCAGAACGTCACCTGGTCCAGGGTGACCAGGAATCCAAAAACCGGGCACGTCTCGGCCAGCGGCTATGATGCCGCGGCCATGGCAAAGAAGGCGCCGAAAGCGCCGCGGCGCAGGAAGGCGAAGGTCGTGTCGATCACCGATGCGATGGCCGTCCTCCAGGCGGCCGCTCAAGAGGGCAATCAACAAGCAATTGCCGCCCTTGAGGCGGTTGTTGCCGGTCAGTAATATAAATCGAAACACGCACTGCAAACGCGGTGCGTGTCTTGCGTCTTGGCAAGACGCAACTGATGAGAACGCCATAACAAACAAACAAGGATACCATGAGTAACGCAGAAATTGTCAAAAAAATCGAGGCCGCGAAAGCGGCGGCTGGCTTCAATGACCAAATCAAGGTCATTGAAGCCCTGAACGAGGTGCTGGAGCATCTCCGCCGGGAAGAGCGGGTTGTGGACGCGCGGGAAGATTCCATGTCTTATGACCGGAGCTTCCTCGCCGGTCAGTGAGTGCAATGTTCCTTGACGTTATGTGACGTCAGGGAACTGGTTAATGCAACCTGGCTATCTTGGATGGTCAGACGGTTCCAAGTCCGTGTAAATGCAGAGGAACCAGAGGTTCGCTGTGAACCTCGCTTACGGTCGGATGTTACTCCGAATCCGGCTGTGAGACAGATGACCGATCGGAGCAAGACGCGTGAGAGGCGCGCTTTTTAGACATGAAAACACTTACAAGAAAAGAACTGGCGGGAACGTCATTCAATATGGGCCTCTCCATCATGCATGGAGAGTCCCGGCAGGTAGTTCGGTTCGGCGCGTGTCAATACGCAACCGACACCTCCGCCACCGTCATCAAGGACGGTGGAGACATCGTTCTCATCACCGAGAGTAGTCTCGGTGATGGCAGCCGTCCTGAACATCGGGAGGTCCTGGTCCGCCCCGTTTGGGTCGGGGGCTGGGATGCCGACCCAGAAAAAGAGGAGGACTGGCTACTTCTCTAACACACGAATGCCGCTCTGCGAGTAACAGAGCGGCTGATTAACCACAAAAAGAAAAAATGAAAACTGGATTCAAGATCAAGAGAATCAGCCATATGGCTGAAGAACCCGTCCGCGTGACGGGGGACGAAGTTGAGATCGTGGACAACCCAACGATCTCGTTGGCCGACGGCTGCAAGGCTCAGAAACTCCCATTTACATGGGGGTGCCAAGCGGCCGCGTGTTACGCGGTATTCTCCCCTGAGGGGGAGTTTATCGGATTCGAGAAGGGCACGGGGGGCCGTGCCCCATATGTAGCCGAAGATGGCTACTTTTCCTGCGAGGAAGAGGATTCCTACCAGGACGAAGAATGAGGCAATCTACCGTGATACCGTGAGTGACCGGGAAACCGGCGGCTAAACACCTAAATAGAAAAGAAATAACTATGATCAATATCAAAAACCTCACCCCCCACGCCATCCGCGTCTTTGCCGCGGATGGCACGACCGAACTCGTCACCGTGCCGCCCTCGGGTACGGTGGCACGCGCCAGCGTCTCCTACGAGGAGAGCGGCGTCGTCCCGATCGAGGGCGACGCGGAAGCTCTCCTCAGTCGGGATCCCCTCGCCGGGATTCCCGTCTACGTCTCCGTCATGGGAGACGTAGAGGGACTCCCGGAGCCGGAAGCAGGGACGGTCTACATCGTCTCCACTCTCGTCCGGCAGGCGTTGCCCCGCCGGACTGACCTGCTCTCCCCCGGGGAGCTAATCCGCAACGAGGCCGGTCAGCCCATCGGCTGCCGCGGCCTCGTTGCAAACAGCTGACCTATGAGCGGCCTGATGAAGGTTATGAAGGTTATTTGCGCCTGGTGCGGTCTGTTGATCCGCGATGGGCGCGAGCCTGTTTCTCACGGGATCTGCGACCGTTGCAAAGCCCGTGAGCTTGGTCGGCTCAAAGTTACTGAGACCGACCGAGCCTACTGGGAACCGGTCGAGTCGGACTAAAACGGGACGCGAGTCTTGCGAGAGATGGGAGGAGGAGTAAGTTTGCGCCGATGGGATGGCCCCAAAGGCTTAACCAACAACAACACACACACATGAAGACCATGAAAAAAACCATCACAGAATCAGACTTCACGGCAGCGTTCCACAACATGGGGCGCGGCGATCAATTCAGCTATTCCGGCCTTAAGGCCTTGTTCGGATACCTGGAGGAAATGGAGGAAGGCACAGGCGAGGAGCTGGAACTGGACGTTATCGCGCTCTGCTGCGACTTCGCGGAATATGACACGGCGATTGAAGCAGCGTCCGAATATAGCTGGAAGCCAGATGAGGACGAGGACGACGAAGAGAACGAGGCGCAGGCCCTGAAATGGCTGAACGACAGAACAACCGTCATCACGTTTGATGGAGGCATTATCATTCAGCAGTTCTGAAACGTCGAAACCGGCACCCTTGGCCGGTCTGGTGGGTTGGCATCCCGCCACTGATGAGACTGCCAAACAAACAAAAAGCAACCATGAAAGAAGCAAAGAACATGAAAGAAGCAAAGACAAAAGAGGCGATTGAGCGCCACTGCCGTGGCCTGCTTGCGATCTTCCCGAATGCAAGCGAGACAGACCCAACTAAGCTCTACAAGGAGCTTAAGAGGCTCGAGGATCGGGCCCACAAGCTGGCCGAGGACTATTGCAACGGGCACGTTGACTCGGACGGGTGGGAGGCGAAGCGGGACAAGATCCGCGACAAGCTGAACACATTACTTAACCCGGGAGACGTCCCCGTTTTTCTCAACGGGGATCCTCGCGGATACGCGCTGAAGATCGAGGATGAATGGATGAGGGAGGCTCTTAGCAGCGGCAAAAAACTTCAAACAGATTGGGGCGGGTATGGTTTGTTGGCTCCGGATCTGACGGAGTAAACCAAAACCAAAACCAAAAACAGAAAGAAAGAAATGAAAATGAAAAACAATACAAAAAACCTTAGAACAATCCAAGCCCTCGCAGACAACGGAGAGGGTGTCCTATCCCAGACCCAGATCGTCATCGAAAGATCGGGAAACGGCTGGTCTGTCGCTGACGGACCTGAAATCACCCATGATCACCCGGAAGAGATCCGCGGATGGGGCCGCCTCGACGGCCCTGCTTTCAGACAGAAAAATGGCCTCCTCATACCGGCTCGGGGCCTCGCATAACCATAGAGCCGCCGGTTTCCCGGCGGCGAATAACCAGAAAAACGCTCAGACCCAGAGCTAAAACGGAGAATAAAAAAATGACCTATACAAAACAAGACGCCCTCAACCGGATCAACGGAACCATCGTAAAAAACAGCGTCGTCTACTACGACGACGCAATGGCGGAATACTACGTCGGGCCAGCCTCCGACATCGACGATCTGGTCGAGCTGATGAACTCCGACGACGAGGACATCGCACGGGACGCATACTCCCACTGGTGCGCCGGAACCTCCCATGGAGACGGATACGAGACCGAGGAGGAAGCAATCGCCGCCGCGGAAGAAAACTAAAAACCACCATAGAGCCGCCGGGAAACCGGCGGCTGAATAACCCTCAAAAAAGAAAGAAAAGACAATGACAGCCGCACAAGAAATCATAAAATCCACGCGCAGCGATAAGAAACGCCACGAGCTGGCCCTCGAACGCTGCAAATTCCACCTCGACGAACAAGAGGTTATTGCCGCCCAGCGGGACGATGGCTGGAGCACGACCGCGATATACGAGTTCGCGGATGGGTCCTCACTCCGCGAAAACGGCATGGGCTGGCACGCGGAAGGATGAGTCCAGCCGAATACATGGTGTCTGGATCTCGTCCAGCACGCCCGTGTTCTCCAGGGAATATGAGACCCTGGAAGGCGATTTGATCGGCGATGTCGATTCCGCGATGGGAGATCGGATTGACGCCGCACTAAAATACGACTGGGAGAAGAAGCACAAACGCTAAGTCGCCCGCCCAACCGCACGAGCAAACCCGGCACCCTCACACGGTCCGGGTTTTTTCGTGCCCAAACCACAACCATCAAACCAAATTCCAATGAAAACAAAACCAAAAAGAAAGATCACACCCGCCCAAAAGGAGGCGGCGAAACAGAGACGTGAGCAGCTCAAATCGCTCACAAAACAGGCGGAATCCATGGAGGTCTCAGGAGTAATCGAGACCGTCGAAGGACACCCTCTTTCGGACGTAAACGCAGCACTCGTGCTGGTTCAGTGTCCAGCGGCAACCATCGTCGGTGGCTTCCGTCAATGGAAGAAGCACGGCCGACAGGTGATGAAAGGGCAGAAGGGAATCGCCATCTGGTTTCCGTGCAGGACGAAACAGGAGGACGAGGATGCCGAAGATCAGAGCCGGACGTTCTTCCGTGTCGGCACCGTCTTCGACATCAGCCAGACGGAGGAGATGCCGGAGGGAGCCGAGACCACCGAGCGAAAACCCCGGCGTGAAACGAAACGCGAGGCTCCTGCCAGGAGGAAAGCGGAACCGAGCCATGAGGATCTGCTCGCGGCCTTGAATTTCTGAAACCACGAACCAACCAAACATTAGACATAATATGAGAACTGCATTTGAGTCAGAAGCCAAAGAACAATACGGCATTAGCTGCACAGAGGCCGTGCAACGTGGATTGATTACGCGGGGAATCCGCTGGAGTCACCGGAAGAAGGATTATGTTGACGATGGGTGGGAGCCCATCAACTGCGGAGGTAAATTCACGACACAGAAAGCGGCACTCGATGCCTACATGGCGCAAGAGAAGAAAGAGCGGGATAAGGCCATTGCGCGAGCAAACTCCATAACCTACGCGGATCTTCCGGAGTGCTGTAAGTCAGTCATGCCCGAGATAGGGTTCACTGAAGATCACGCACGCAAGGCAATCCGCCGCCTTCGATCCTGGGTTTGGGATGAAGGGATCTCCGTTCCGCAGGAAACAACGGATAAATACTTCGCCTTCATCAAACAGCGGATGGGGGTCATTTAAGCGGAGTAGGTCCGACTAAATAACCCGTCGTAAAAAGCAAAGCCCCGTCTCTCCTACTTACGTATCTCACGCGCCGCGTGAGACTTCGGAGAAGACAGGGCTTACTCACTACCTATCACACTACCTATCACCTATGCGGACTCTCAGTGGTTCGCTGAATAGTAAAAACAAAAGACATCAATCCAACAAGCAAAAATGAAAACAAAAGTAAAAGCAAAAACCCAACCAACCGAAAAGCAGAAGATGGAACGCGCTCATGAAGCGGTGCAGGAAATTCACCGAACCAATGCTGAGGCACGCGAGGCCATCGACCGCTACCTGAAGCAGCGCGGTGTCACGATGGACAGCCTCTCCGACCAGTCGGATGGCTTTCGCAAAGACTGCTATGGAGCCGTCCGCGACGCCCTCCAATCCGGCGATTGGAGCAAGCTGACACACGTTCAGCGATTCGATCCGCTGACATCAGTTCCAGCCCAGGAGCCAGCAGCTAAAGCAGATCCAGTTGAGGTAGCGGCTACAGTTGTCGAAGAGTCTGAAGCTACGCCTGAAATGTTATCCCAAAACAAGGATAGCAATCCTGCAGCGCTTTTGCAGCAGGCGATCGAGGAGATGGTCGCTTCTCGGGTCAACAAGCCCGCGATTGACGAGAGTCGATTCAAAGAGCTGTTCGATCATGAGATCCAGAACGGGATCGAGTGGGACAAAACCGGGGTGGTGAAGCTCCTGGACGAGCGTGTTGAGGCCGCAAGGAACGGGATCGCCCGCCGCATTGAAATTTTCCTTCCCGATGGCAAGAAGAGGGAAACGGAGCGGCAGCACAAGGGTTTCGATACGCTCCTGAAGCTCTGCTCGCTGCGAAAGAACGTGATGCTCGTCGGTCCTGCGGCCAGCGGCAAGACCACCGTTGCGGAGAACGTGGCGAAGGTTCTCGACCTTCCGTTTCACCCTATGAGCATTGGTCTGCAGACGAGCAAGGGTGACCTGATGGGTGTCAAGTTCGCAGATGGTAGCTATCAGCCTTCCCCGTTGCGGAAAGCATACGAGCACGGCGGGGTGGTTCTTCTCGACGAGTTCGACGCAGGGCACGCCGGGGTGAATACGATCATTAATGCGGCAACGGCAAACGCGGTGTGCGGCTTCCCTGACGGGACTGTAAAGCGACATAAGGACTTCATCTGCATCGTGGCTATGAACACATGGGGGTGGGGCGCGAACGATCAATACGTGGGTCGCAACAAGCTCGACGCGGCAACGCTCGACCGATTCCTGAAACTTCCGTGGGAATACGACGAGGATCTTGAGCGAGAGATTGCGGGGAACCGAGAGTGGACGGATCGGGTGCAGGCATTGCGCCGCGCCGCCGGTAAGGTTCAGGCGAAGGTTCTCATCTCACCCCGTGCCTCGATCAACGGAGCCGATCTTCTCGCCGCTGGCTTCGATTGGGATGAAGTGGAAAATATGACCATCTGGAACGGTGTTGACCGTGCCACCAAGGAGAAAGTGTTGAGCAATGTCGAGTAAGATCGAGTTTCATCGTCAGTGGGATTCCTTCTCTGACTTGATTGATACGGCCCGCCGGGAAAACTGGCGGGACCGGAAAGACGGCGAGGCTTCCGTCAAGAAATACGTTAACATCGGCAGCGATAGCACAAAGCGCTTCTGCGGCGTCGATTCGTTCGATCATGCCCTGCGCCTGGTCGATCACGGGTGGCCGGAAGGGCTGGAGAAAACCGAGCCTTTCATTGAGGCCCTGCGAAACAAAGTTGGTGGCAAGATCAGGCGTCCGGCCTTTGCCATCGGCGACGAGGGCGACGAGTTCCTTCTCGATCGCGTCATCGAAGGAGATCCGGAGTGCTGGCTCGCCACTGAGTGGGAAGAGGTTGATCAGGCTGGCGAGATCGTCCGCATCGGAGTGGACATGGGGATCGCCTGCTATGTCAGCGCGACCTCCATCGTAAACCGGGGCGCGGCGATCATGGCTGCGGTAGAAATGCTTATGGCATCCGGCCGATCCGTGCAGCTCGACGCTTTCTACGGGAATAGCCTGGGGTATTACTCGGTGGCGAAGATCAAAGACACCGACGACACGTTCGATCGGGACCGCATGGCCTTCGTTTTGGTTCATCCGGCGATGCTGCGATGTATCCTCTTCTCCGCATGGGACAACGAAGACCCCGCGATCTTCCAGCGTTACGTCACCCCGAGCTATGGCAGCCCAACCATTCCCGAGAAAGCCCATGCCGATTACGACATGCTTTTCCCTGGTTCCGCCGCGGAATGCGGATGGGACACACAGGAGAAGGCGCAAACATCCATAATCAAAGCATTGGAAGACAAGGGGTTTGTTGAGTCTTACGGCGATTGATTGCAATAGATCGCGAGCCTTTAACCAGTAGTGAACAACAACGAAGTAGTGAACAACAACGAAATAGAACTATGAAAAGAAAAGACATTAATTGGATACAACCCTCCCTGTTCGCCGTCCCGCACCTGAAAGCTGTCTCCGTTCGAGAGGCTGAGGTCGCCGATCATCATTGCGACGATCCAGGAAAGTTCCCGGTAGTCTGGCGTGAAACGGTGGAGACCGATCCAATCTTCGATCCGGAGAAGGAGCACTTCGCCGTGTTCTTCCTGAACCGAAAGAACCGGCTGTGCGGTTTCAATATCGTCAGCATCGGCACCCAGCACGGCGCCCTCGTTGAGCCGCGCGAAGTGTTTCGCCCTGCTATCGCGGTGGCAGCATCGAGTATCATCATCGCGCACAACCATCCAAGCGGTGACCCCGGCCCGAGCACCGCTGACATCCAGGTGACGAAAAAGCTCATGGAGGCAGGCGAAATTCTGCTTATCCCAGTGAGAGATCACGTCATCATCGGAAGCAAAGAGCACGACCCTAACGAGATCGGCTACTATTCATTCCATGAAGCCGGACTCGTTTGATGCCCCCGAAATCAAACTCGGAAACATTCGTACTGTCCTATCCATAAACAGCTAACCATCAACTATATAAACACATCAACTATATAAATAATATGAAAACATCACTATCACCCATGCACTATCGCCCCACTCAGCCTGAACACCTTATCGGACCAGCACGGAGAATTGCCAGCATCCTTGTGCCGAAAGCAAAACGACTGAATGACAGTCCGCAGGAAGGCTTAATGAAACTCCTTCTCTTCGGTGCGCCCGGAGTTGGGAAGACGAACGTCGCACAGATGGTCGCCGCTTCCTTGGCAGGAGGCGAGATGCTTTCCATCGAGGAGACGGAAGGGAAAAACGTTCGCATCGAAACCGTTCGCAGGTGGATTGACCAGCTTGCTTACGGGAATCTTTGGGGCGGCCTGCAGGTTCAGATCGTGAACGAGTTGGACTTAGTCCCACGAGACGCACAAGACCTGATGCTGGGTTATCTCGATCGACTTCCGCTTGGACGCGCCTTCATCGGCACGAGCAACCTTCAGCTCGACCTTCTACAGGAGCGATTCCAGACCCGGCTCCAGCAGTTCCGAGTTGAGGCTCCTAGCACCGAAGAGATCGCGAGCTTCCTCATGGAGAAGTTTAACATCGGAGAGATGGAGGCCAACCAGATAGCGGTCGGCAGCGGTGGCAACGTGCGTGCCGCGTTGGCCGACACGGAATCACTCCTCGATTGTCAAATGGCAACCCACTAACACATAAATGGTATTACAGATGGACAAGAACAGATGGACAAGATCAATGAACGGCTGACCTTCTCCTCCCGCGAGAGTATCGTCCGAAAGATGCAGGCACACACAGGCATCGAGTTCAATCAGGAGAATGCCTACGCCGTGGTCCTGCGGGTCATCATGATCGCCAGATGGCTATTGACATCCCATGTTCGTAATCCCACATTGAAGATTACGAACGATGAAAAGACGACGAACATACCGGTCCTTCTGGGATAAGCTCACCCTCCTCCCGCCCATCGCCTGTCGGGTTCTTGCCCGCACACAAGAGCCCACAGGCAAAGTCCGGCCGCTGACTGACGAAGAGATAGCTCTTCGAGCAGACATGCCGGTTTCAAAAGTGAAGAGCCTCAGCTGGAAGACGAGCTGGGACGATGTTTCTGTTGGCGATGCCCGTCGGTTTTCAGAGGCGTGCGACATTCTCTTTGATGACCGCCGCAACTGGCAGAAACAAATGGCCCAGCTGAAGTCTAGCTTTCTCTACTTAAGAAAGTCCGACCAGTGGGAGAGGATGAAAGAGAAGATCCGCCTATGGAAGGGAGGCATGTGATGGTTCATGTAATACCGATAAACGACAAGGTTGTTCACCGTGCAGACTGCGAATGCTGCAATGCCTACCTTGATCCTGACGGGATCTGGATACATCACAGCGCAGATAAGCGCGAACAGTATGAACGCCAAGGCAACGTCGGGGAAGGCTGGGTTCTGATGTGGGAAGACGAAACCACCAGGACGCTGACTCCGCTCGATGCCTAGCACAACTAACAAACACAAAACCAGTAGCGAGGACGGCTCGCGAAGTGAAACCAGACACACCCACGAGCAGCCGTTAAACCAAGTTGAAATTCAGAAGAAACAAAAAGAGCAATATCATCTACGTTGAGTTCAAGGGTGAGAATGGCCGCGTATCCATGTCCACCCGCACCCGCGACATGGCAGAAGCAAAGGCGCTCGCCGAAGAAATAGGCATAGCCCATATCGAACAGCTGGCCCGCCTCAATGCCATGGCTGCCGGAGCAGTGCAGCTTGCTATTTCTGGGAGACAGATCAAAGGGAGCCAGGCACTCAAAGAATGGAAGGAGTACTTGGAGCGCGTCTCACGCAGCACGCGTACAATCGAAAACAACCTGTGGTCAGTCAAAAGATTCTTGCGGCATCAGAACCTTGGCAACCGCCCGATCTCTGCGGTGTCGGAGGTTCACGTAGATGACTTCATCAACGACAAGAACTCGAAAGTAGTGGCTTCCACCCGGCGTCGCAATCTTACAGCCGTCCGATCCTTTCTTGAGTTTTGCACAGCCAAGAGATACATCATGAGCAATCCGGCTGTACTTGTTCCTGTGAAGCTTGAAAACATGACCCACAGCCAGAAGGAACCAAAGAGAGTTCAGCCGTTCACCGCCCACGAGGTGAAGAAGATGACCACTTTGTTACAAGGGGAATGGAGGCCCGCGGTTATTATTGCACTCGATGCAGGACTTCGCCTCGGCGATGTTTGCAAGCTTGAGTGGGACTCGTTTGACACAGAGCCAGGCCGGATTGTTGTCTGGACAGACAAGCGTGACAAGCGTGTCAGCCTCCCAATGACCGACCGTCTTCGCGATCTGAAGTCCGAACTCCCGCGCAAGAGTAAGCGATGGGTGCTCCCCTCACTCGCCAAAGACTATCAGGCAAGCCAGTCTTCCGTGTCGGTGAATTTCGGTAGGGAGCTTCGCAAGATTGGAATCGCCAAGGGGAAGAGTTTTCAAAGCCTCCGCGCTACCTTCGCCCGGAGGTGGCGAGGCTACGGAAAGACGGTTGACGAGATCCGCGAAGCCCTGGGCCACGACGACGAGGCGACGACGAAGAAGCATTACTTAGGAGAGAAATAGTTGAAAGAACCAGGCATGATGGCTCGCATATCAGATCCTCACCAGTCCACACGGAACGCATCCCTCAAGGCCGATCCATAGTCGGTCGCTGAGAAGGACGAGGCAAAGCCTCCGGACGATCGCCTTGAGCCGCTTCCGGATGAGCCGGTGTAAGGTGTCAGCCCGAGTCGCTGACCGTATCGGTTGTAGCTGGCGATTGCTTCTTGCGTCGCCTCTCTTCCGATCCGAGGCATCGCCTCCAGCAGTCTCCGGTATTCCGTGGCGCTGGGTGCCGATCGAAACACATTCCGCAGCGGGTGGCGGGATTGGTAGCTGCGCTTCACATGGTCCATCGGATCGTCCCTGCCCATCTTGCGGGCCTCCTCGATGGCGCGGCGGTAGGCCCGCTGGAACGCCTCTGGGTCATCGCGAAAAGCTGCCAGCTGCATGTTTGTTACGTGTGGCGTGACTCGCGTCGGTCTTGCGAATCCCCCACCCGTCCGCACTTCCATACCAAGATTTCTCCCGGTGGATCTCAGCCAGTTTTGCACATTGATCCGCTGGGTCACTCCGCTCTCCGCCCTCAATCCGGGGATCGGCGGGTGCCCGAGCATGGTGTTCGTCATCTGCATCGCTTGCATCGGGCCGCTTCCCATCGTGCTTTGGAAAAGCTGCCGCCATATACTGGCGTAGGTCGTATTGGTGATCCCCTGCGCGTTCACCGTGCCGATGGCGTCGATCAGCCTGCCAAGAGTGTTCACCCAAACGACCCGCTCGTCCACCGAAAGAACCTTCTGGCCAGTCGAGTCTCGGATCATTGCGACGCCTGCCAGTGCCTCCCCTCCGATTCCGAAGGGGCCCATCGCATTGACCCGCTCGATCAGCCCCATCACCGCCTCCTGCGGATTGTTGACAACGGCCGAAGGGTTCATCGGCCGGATGTTCGGCTGCTTTCCAAGGAGCCGTCGGTCATACTCGTCGAAGGCGAAGGAATACAGCACCGCCACCGGCACCACCACCGCCATCAAACCCGCCAGTCCGATGGCCGAGCTTGCCAGCGTCCGGGCGTTCGTGGAGTCCCGCATCATGTTCGTAGTCGTGTTGAACGATTCGATAGACCATCCGACCAGTGGAATCGACATACGCCCAAGTTGACTCGTCAGACTGCCGACCGGTCGGTTCGTCAGGTTCGACTCCATTGAGACGTGGCTGATTGCGATCTGTGCAATCTTCTGCACCAGGTCCACGTCGAACGGGAACCTGCTTTTGTTCGGATTCTCGAACGCTGCGCGGCCGATATCTTCCATCGTGAAGCCATGGAGCTTGGCTTGCTCCGACATCTTTTCAAACACACTCCGGTCGTGCGCCTTCGTCTCGCCGATGTCCCGCGCCGTCACCTCGTAGTCCGGATCGTTCAGCCGGTGCGAATTCTTCCGATAAAACTCCGCGATCTTGCGGGCGTAGGTTTCGTAGGCCACCATCATCCCCCAAACCGCTGTCCGGTTGGAGCCCAGCTGCGACATCTGGAACGGAGCGAAAGGCCGGAAAAGAACTGCCCTCTGCTCAGCCCCCGCCGGGTTGATCGTAGTATTGTTCATCAGGTCGCTGGTTATCGCCAGTGCCTTCTTGATCTTCCCGCCAACCCCTTGTCGATCCCATTGTCCCATCGGCCCGCGCTGGCTTGCCAGATCGCCCAGATTTAACTCCCCGGCGTAGTCCAGTCCGTAACCGGCCGCGTCGATCTGCATCCACTTCTCGCGGTTCTCCAGCACATTCTTCCCGACGAGGCTTGCTAGCGTCGCCCATCCCTGCCGGACTGTCTCCGCCCAAGAGGAAGCCGATGACCGCATTGTTACCTTGTTCACGCCGAACACTCGCATAATGTCGTTGTTCGAGGTCATGTTCTTCAGTCCGGTCTTCGGGTTGTTGACGAGCTGGCCGACCACGAAATTTATCACATGCTGGAAGGTGCGGAAGTCGTTCGTCATCCCGTTGTGGTTTCCGAACATCGCCTTCACCTGCTCCGTCAGCCGCCTGGCGTTGAAGACACGCAGCGCGTCGTCGAGATCGCGGTAAAGCTCCCAGTCCTTCCCGAACGCTTTCTTTAGTTCCCGCTCCAGCGCCTTCCGGTCGCCGTCGAGCCTCGGGTTTTCGCGAATCAGATCGCCCGTCTTGCTATCGAGCGCGTTCTTTCTCAGCCGGAGGTCGTCCTCCATCCGGCCAAACAGGCTGAACAGCTCCTGAAAATCGCGGCCAAACACCGCCTGGCTCGCCACCTGCTGCAAGCGAAACCGGTTGTCGTCCTTCCCGAACCGCTCGTAGGTGAAGAACTGAGACGGCAGGTCGTAGGCCGTGCGAGCGTTGATCGAAGCGTAAGAAATTCGATCGGTGCTCACCGCTGTTCCGGTTTCGTCCGAAATATCGCCGACGTATTCCTCCGCCATCCGCTTGTGGTATTTGCCGATGGTGTTGAGGATTGTCCCCGCGTATTCCGTGGCGGCATCCGGGTCCGCTTCGCCGGTGTGCAGCTCGTAGAGCCGCCGGCCAAATGCGATCAGGTCGCCGTTCGATTCCCCCCACGCCTCCGCGATCAGCGCCGGATCCGCCTTCACGCGGACCCCGTCCTCCCCCGTCGGCCGGTCGAGGATAGTCCCCGCGTCATTGTGGATCAGCGGCTCAATAAAATTCGCACGGATCGTTGGCGTCACCATCTGGGCCAGCTGCACTTGAGCTTCCTCCGGATTCTCTCGCAGCTGCCGGATGAACGCAGCCCGGTCAGCGTCCGTCCTCCACCAGCCGAGCCGCGCCATTTCATTGATCGCCACGCGGGCCGCGTTGCTCAGCGAGCGCGGGATAACCATCGTGCCGCCTTTCACCAATGAGCGAGCCAAGTATTCCTGGCGCTTCGTCACCGGGTTGAACCACGTTCCAAGACTGTCGTCTCGGATTGCCAGTCCATGCTTCACGAGCACCTCTTCGGTAAACCATTTGTTCGTGGCATCAGTGCGCTCCAGCAATTCGACAAACGTTTGCCAAGCTCCTTCACGCCCGAGGGCGTCCCTGACCATCGGATCGGCGAACAGGAACGAACGTAGATCCGCTAGCGCAGATTCTCTGCCAGCCATCGCCTCCAGTCCCAGCCAATGGGCCGCAGGATTCCAGATGTTCTGCATGAAAAACTCCTGGGAAACCCGTGCCTGCTTCAGCAACCGACTCTCTAGGCCCTCCCACCTGTTACCGTGGATGATCGACCTTGCTTCGTTCGGCTTCACGATCGCTTCGCGCCGCTCAAGCATCGAAGCTGCCATTCGAGCCGCTGGAAGCCCACTCTTGCGAAGCTGTTGCACGAAACTGTGGCGCATTTGGTCAAGCCACCCCTTGCGATACGGATACACTGCATCCTGAAGCACCTGTCTTCCAAGTCGTTCCGCATTCACCTTTACCGTCCGGTAAACCAAGTCCTTTGCCGCCGGATCGTTCAGGCTATCCCGGTATTCAATGAATCGCTTCATCCGCTCCACCCAGCGGATCTTCTGCGCATTGCTCGTCGGAGTATCGCCGCCCACTCGAAGCGTCGCCCAATTCGGATTCCCTTCCCCGCCAGCTTCGATCGATGCGGTTGTAGCATCCGGCTTCGCGGGCACCACCAGTTCTTCTCCGTCCACCAGCGGTGTTTCAATATGCACATTGTGCCGCGCCCCAAGTTCGTCAGCAAGAAGTTTCACTTCCTTGGCTCCTTGCTCCACCGCTGCCAATCGGTTTTGATCTCCTTCCAGCCTCCGTTCCAGCGCAATCAGCTCCCGTCGCTTGTTCACGTAGGAGACAATCAGATTGTTCTGCACGCTCCGTGGCATTGCCCGAACACGTTCTCGCAGCTGAGCCAACTCTTGCTCTGTGTTTAGCTTCAGGATACGCTGAATATCTTTCACCACCGCTTGCCGGACTGTTGCGTCCATCCGCTGCACCTCCATCGCTGCGGCAAGGTGGCTTTCGTTCTTCACAAACGATATCAAAGTTGCGAGCAGTGCCGTCCCTCGCTCGCCCCGCACCAGATCAGCCAAGCTATCGTCGCCACGGTTCCTTGCATTAATTATCTCCTGCCGGATCTCTCGAACTGTATGACTAGCAAAATCTAAGCCATCTTCCGAGAACCGTCGCAAGCGCTGGATGTAGGAGAAGATCGGCGTCTCGTTCGTCACCAGGTTGTTCAGCACCCGCTCATAGTTTGCAGGAATTGCTTGGTCATCCCGAAGGTTCAGCAGCGTTCGCAGCACCCCAACCGTGTTACCCGCCGCCTCATCACCCAGGCTCTGGGCTTTGATTGCCTTCCGAGTCTCTTCGATTGACTCGAATACCGCTTGGCGAATCTGCCGTTCCACGGCCTTCATGTCCGCCACGTTTGCTGCGACCTCTTCAAAGCTAATCCGCTTGGCTGCCAGCTGATCCGTGTTCGCCTGGATTGATCTGGTTAATTCGCCGGTCCGCTGCGATAGGTCGCGTTGGATTCTGTTCACCTGAGCCACAGCTTTCATTTCCGCCTGCGCCCGCGCCTCGACCGAAAGGCTGTCAAGCGTTGTGTCCGCACTCACCGGATCGCCCATAGCCGCCATCGAGTCGGCCTTCCGTTGAGCCAGCGAGCGCGGATCGTGCGCCACTCCCATGCGGATCAGCAATTCCTCCCGCGTCAGCTTTGGGTCCTCCGTCCGCATTCGCTCCAGCGTCCGGTCTATGAATTTGCTCACCTCGTTGTTCTCGGCGATGCTCACGAGAGCGTTCTGCCGCAGCCTGCGTCGCTGGTTCTCCGCCCGCGCCTCCGCCACGATCTGCGCCCGCGTCTTGCCGTCACCCTCCTGGCGGTATCGGATGTCTGGTGATGCCGGATTGAACCGCTGCGAGAGCGGGATGACGTTGCCGTTGTCGTCGTAGGTGACGGGATCGGCTAGCTTCGCCTCTCCTTCGATTCTCCCATCCTCACTAAATGGCAACGTATAAATGTCGGATTCCGCAAATCCATCTACTACTCGGCGCGTCACGGTGCCGCGCGGCGTACGGTCCTCATTGTACGCATCCATCACCTCCTGATCCGCGTTGAGGCGCGGCACGCCTCCTTCAAATTCCCTCCACGGCCCTCGCAGCCAAAAACGTCGGACGGGACTGCCATCATCTTCATAATATGCTGCGGCGTTGCGCGATGATGAAAAGAAAGTGTGCCCCGACGCTACCCCGGTGATGCCGGACCCTGCAAATTCTTCACGGAAGACATTATCAACGGTTCCTGCATGGTAGGCTTCCACATCATACCCAGCGGCCTTCGCCGCCTCGTCCACCATCCGTTGTGCGGTTGCCGTATCGCCGCGTTCGACAGCCTCCATATACGCACGGTCTTGCTCCGGCGAAGGTATTATCCCCGCGTCCTCCATCTCCCGCCGCAGTAGCACTTCCGCCACTTCCATCTCAGCATCGCGTTCGTGGAGCGCCTGTGTCTGTTCCGCTGCGATAATCGCATTGCGGTTGTGGTCAAGGGCTTCAGGAGAGTCCGCCAATACCATCGTCGGGGTAATCTCGCCGGTAAACGGATTCACCGTTTCGGTAAAGCCATCCGGTGTCGTGAGCGTAAAGAAATGTGCGCTCTCGCTGTAAGTCAGTTTCCGTCCGCCCAGCCTTCCAAGAAGAGTTTCCGCATTTGGGATCGGCCTTCCATCAAGCATCCTTTGCCAGCGGGTTTCGATGTATTCGCGGGCCAGCCAGTCACTCACCGGTTCGCTCAATGTGAATGCTCGCTGGAACTCCAAAGCCGCCTTCAAGAGCATTTCCTTTACTGCATCAACCAGCCTCCGCACCAGCCCCCGCGCCGTCTCCGCATCGAGTCCCTGCCAAGTCAGGTGCTCAACCAGCATCTCTTCTGTAACGACTCGCCTCCCAAGCCCTGCCGGATCATCCAGCCTTGCTCGCGGGTCAGCCCGCACCTCACCGTAAAAAGACAAGTCATTCGGGTCCATCCGGGCGATCATGTCCTGCAACATCTCCTGAATATGCTGCGGCTCGCTCTGGAAAACGTCGTGCGCCAGCTCGTGCATTAGGTCGCGCAAGTTCCGATAGGTTGGGTTCAGTATGTCCTCGATGGAAAGCTCCACCGTCCGGTTGCTCGGAATGTAGCGGCCCCCTTCGCCGTGCCAGAACGAATCGGCTGCGTTCGTATCGGGTGAACGGATGTCCAGCGTCACCCCCAGCCGGGCGAGCGTGTAGGAAACATTGGAGAACCGCTGCCGCAACTCCTCGTTTGAAAGCCGGTGCTCGTCCACCCGCTGCTTCCGATAAAAGATTCCCTTCTCCGCCATCCCTTGCAGGTCACTCGCCAGCCCGTCGAGCTGCCGGTTTTGCAGGTCGGTGAAAGCCTCCCGCACATCGTCGGGAATCCCTTCGCCCATCCACTGGCGGCGCTGTCCCTCCGGCAAAAGCTTCGCCACCTCGTTTTGCAACCGCGTCCGCACCTGCTCCGGTGTTCCGCGCATCATGTCGAGGATACCGGAGACCCCACCCAGGTTGTCGATCAGTTGCGTGCTAGTCCCACTGCGAATCAACTGACTATAGATGTCACCCACGTCTGGACCCGAATCCTCCGCGACCATGCCTCTGCTCCCTACCGGTGCGTCATCTCCACTACCGGTCTCCGAATGGGCATCTCCCTCTTCTGCTCGACTCGTCTTTCTGGCACTCGCGATATCGGTGGAGATAGTCCCTCTTCGTCGCCGAAGACCTTGATCGCCGCCTACTACCGCAGAATCGTCAATCGCCACTGTCCGCTGTCCACCTATCGACTGCGGGGAAACGGATCGTTCTGCCCGGCGTTGAAAATCCGCCACTTGCCTTTGCTGCTCCGGTGTCATCTGCGAAAGCTGCTCCACCTCTGCGCGTGCTTCCGCCAAAGGATCGCCCGGCACACGCTTCCGTCTCCATGTCTCGTCCAGAAGCGTCGATTCTCCCCACGCCCGGCGAAGTGCTGCATCCATCGTAGCGTCGAATTCTGCACGGCTGGCAAAACGCTGGAAGAGTTGCGGCGGCACCTGGTTCGTCTGGAAGTATCCGAGCACCTGTGCTCCTTCGCGCCCGGAAACAGCAGCCAAACTCACATATGCTCGTGTGTTGGGGTCGTATCCCAGACGCTCCGCCGCATCGATGATGGCTTGTGATCGCTCACGCACATGAGGTCTGCTTCCGAAAATCTTTCCCTCTTCCCGCCAAAGCTTGAGCGCCTGGTTGACGTTGCGCGTATCCGCGCCCCGAACTTCACGGGCAATATCGGCTTGGCTCACACGACTCGCCTTGTTGTGAGCCAGCTGCTGCCCGCCTTGCCGGAACACCCCCCGAACCTCGACCGTCCCGTCGGCATTCTGCACGACGATGAAGTTTCGTGTCTGGCTCGCCGTCTGCCCCTCGGTCAATGCCGCTCGGGTCACGGCCTGCGTGTCCGTCGGATCGAACGGAATCAGGTTCGTCGCCAGCAAAGTTTCCGGCGTCCCCTCCGTCGCCGCCTCCGCCGTTATGCCCAGCAGGCTCGGAACACCTGCTTCCGTTGCAACCTCATGAGGTTGCGGGGTTGTGGTTGCAACCTCTGAAGGTTGCGTTTGTGTCTCAACCGCCTCAGTCGTTGCGACTGATTCAGCAGCGACAGGCGGAGCCGTATCCGGCATGGCAAACGGATCGTTGCCCACTGACGTTGCATCTTCCAGGGCCGCCCGAACGTCCGGATCAATCTGGCCATAAGATACCGTCTCCCGGCGCGCATCAATGGGAGACCCTACGACAATCTGCGAAGGATCGGCAGGAGGTGGCCCTTCTATAAGCATCGGGTCCGCCGAAGGTTCTGCCGCCGGCAGCGCAAATGGATCGACTGGAGCACCCGGCTCCAGTGTCGGAATGTCGAACGTTAGGTCTCGACGACCCTCCAGCCGAGCATCTTGTTCACCGATTATCTCGTCAACTGCGAGCAGCTGATTGAGCCGTGTCAGCGCTTCCGGGCTTTGTGCCTCTTGTTCAAGCCGGGTAAGGTTTTCCTCCCACCAGTCTATATATTCTTGTTCCGCCGCGGTTCGTTCGCTCGCAGACCGACCTTCGATATCCTCAGCAACCTGTCGGCCCCATTCAGCTTCTACTGCCGGTTGCTCGGTGGTTTCAAGAACCTGATCCAGCACTTCGTCGAGTGCGTTCTCCTTTGCGTCAGCACGAGTGCCTGCCTGTGTCCGCGAAGGCATTGCACCTGCTGCACCACCAAACACAACTCCGAGTGCGCCGCCTGCTGCAAAAGCATGTTCCAATCGACTGCGAATTTGCTCCGGGGTAATCTCGTAACCTGGGATCGTCGCCATTTCGCCAGCAATCATGAAGGCTTCGCCCATCGCTTCAGCCGACCCCTCCATCGCTGCGCCAAGACCGGCCTCACGCAAAACTCCTTTTACACGATCACGCCATATCTTCTTTGCTGCTTGCTCACCGCCTTCACGGGCAAGTTTTCGCATCAATAAAGCACCCACACGCGCCGGATAAACCGTCTCCACGAGCGCAGCAGGCGTTCCAAACAGCAAGGCATTGCGAGCCGCCACATCGTGCTCCGCTCCCTGCTCCATCGCATTGCTATAAAAGTCTCCAACATAGGAAACCTCCATCGGGAGAAAGCCTCCGGCCAAGGCTCCACCTCTCGTCAATGCACCACGCAAAGCCTTCTGTTGCATGTAGCTTCCAGCTCCCCTGGCAACTTGTGCCGATGCTGCACGCGCAACTGTTCGCTCCACTCCCCTTTGAACCATGCGCCGCATCGCCTGCTGTGCAATCACGCGCGTCCCAATGGCCGTCCCGAGCCCACCGGTAACCATGCCGACCGGTCCGCCCGCAACCGTTCCCCCCAAAGCGCCCACCGCGCTCGTCGCCGCCATCGCTCCCATTACCGGAGCCGACTGCCCAGCATGTCCAGACAGCCATCGGAAAGTATCGCCAACCGTACGAATATCACGATGGCTTTCGATGGATGGCGGCGCGATATCCTGCAACGCCTCGACGCGCCGATCCTGAAACTCACGCGCCCGTTCCGCGCGATCTTCATTGCCAAGAGCACGCCACCCCAACTCTCGCGCAGCACCGATCGCTACTCCCCCTTGCTGCACGCCACGTTGCAACCCTCGCCCGAACTCCGTCAAAACTCCCGGCGCATCTTCTCGACGGGCATCCAGATACTGTTCGCGAAACTCCGGGTGCTGTCGGTTCAGATCGTCTAGCCGCCCCTGTTCGCGCAGCCGGTCGCCGATTTCGCGGGTGATCGTGGTGTCGTCGCGCCGGTCGCGGATGCCCTGCGACTCGGCCCATTGGCGGTAACTATCGACTACGGGATTGGTGGATTCAGGCATGAACGTGCTCTCTCTGGTTAAAATGCTCCCGGCGTAATTAAACCGAGCTGGTTGCGCCGGTTGCGCCTATCTGACTCCAGCCCAAACGGACCGCGTGTTCGCGGCGTTGTGTTTGGAGTTGTCTCCGAGGGAGATACAACGGCGGTGCCTCCTCCCATCAGTTCGGGTCGCAGCTCCTGCGTGCCCCCTCTCATTTGGCGACGGTGTTCTTCGAGGCTTTCGTAAGCTTCATCCGGAATCCCCATGTTCCGCCTCCGCTGCTCCGAGTAAAACGTGTCCTGTTCTCTCCGGTACTCTTCCGATCTCCGGCGGGCATCCGGTCCTCCGAAGAAGCCGGCAACAGGAGGGCTCACCCACTCATAGAAGTTGGACGGATTGCGAAACTGCGGAAGTTGCGGCGGCGGGTTCTGGACCCCGGCCATCTGGTGGCGAAGGCTATCCATTCTCTGGCGACGATCCTCCACATCAGCTTGCCGCTGCTCTTCGGTCGGGTTAAGGATGCCTCCCTGCCCGAACAAGCCCCCTTCGGTAAAGCTTTGGGCGAACGTCGGCGGTGCGGCTGCGGCTGGTGTCGGCTCCGGCGAAACCTCCGGTGTTGCTTCAGCCACCTGTTGCCCCCCAGCTTCCCTCTGATCCTGTGGCGGCGGCAGATGCAGCCGCGACCATTCGATCGCCTCTTCCGCTGTGGCAAACCCCCCTTGGTTTCCATCCCTGCCAAGGCCGGTAAAGGTGCCGTCACGGTTCTGGTAGATTCCGTAGCGCGGCGCGTCCGGATCGATCGGAATGTCCGACACCATTGTTCCGCCGGGTTGGCCCGTAAATCCGGGCACACCGCCGATCGCCTGCCTCAGCGTCCCCTCAGGCTGTACGCCAAACCGCTCGTTATCCGGGACGATTTCACCTTGGTATCTGATCGTTGGAGGAGGCGCTGCATTCTCTTCAAGACCACGCATCACTGCGAGTGACGGCACACCGCTGAATGACCTCGGCTGGAAGGTGCCGTCTGGCAGACGATTAAAGTCGCGACTGTTAGGGATAATCCCTCTTTGCTGAAGCTGCTCCATCGTCAACCCTTGAGGCTGCCGCTGTTCTAATTCCTGAACCAATTGGTTCTGATTGAGAATCATGTCGGCCAGACTGGTTTCTGAGCCATCATCGTGGACAACAAAAGTTTCCTCGGCAAACGCCCGCCGCTCCTCTGGCGTTCCTTGAGGCAAGCGATCTTGCAGCTCTCGCAAACTCCCACGAGCTTCCTGCAGCTCCTCCGGGCTGGAAAGGTTCTGAATGTTTAGTGGCGCCCCAACCGATGCTCCCCCCACCTCTGGGAGGACAGCTCTTCCCTGATCATCAATCTGTATGTTATCAGCAAATGCACCAGTCGTGTCTCCGCTTCCTGCCGCACGAAATTGCGTCAACAGGCGCGGGTCAAACAGACCGGCGTTGTCTGGGTTTGAGATGAAAGCTTGATACCCCCTGTGGAGGCTATCGAGAATCATGAAGTCAGCATCTTGACCCAGTTCATTTCTTATATACTCAGCCTCCAGCTCGGTTCCCCGGATATCTTGTGGGACTGTTTCCTGAATGCTGGATATGATGCCCGACAATTGTCGAGCCACTTCGGGATAGTTCTGCTGAATGATCTGCGCTTGGCGCTGCCGATTGCCCTCCTCTTGAGCAGCTCGGAGCTCATCGCGCAACATCGGAAGGGTTGTCTGTCGCCACTGAAAATCCTGCTGCTCCTGCTGGCGACGCTGTTCTTCAAGTTCTGCATTTGCCGCTCGCGCCCGAGAGTGGCTTGGCGACAAATAGGCTTGGGAGACAGGGTCGTACCACCCGCGATCCGTCTCTATCAGTCCACTTGTATCCATTCCTCGCGGTGGAGCTGGTCTTGTTATGCCGGTTGGTCTTGTTGGGCCAGTGGGGCCAGTGGGGCGGACATTGCGATCTTCTTCAGGCATATTTACTTCCTCCAGTTCCAGGTTCTGCTGCATACAACTTGAAATTTCGGGAAAGAGCAAGAGCGAGATACCGCAAACGGGATTACACTTTCTGTTGCGACTTCCGGATACTCGATCAATTATGTTTTTCGGCAGGCAGGGCTGGTGCCCCGACGAGGCTCATACTCTCGTCTTGCCCGGTTCGACTCCGGGGCCTGCTTCCATTTTTTGAAAAGAGTCGCCAGCATTACATGGAGCTGGAGCACCGGTTCGCATAGCCGATAAAACAGGCTTTCCTGTTGTCCATTCAGTTGGTCACTCAGTTGTCCATTCAGTTGGTCACTCCGGCCTACAACATCTTCATTAGACCCGAACAGTGAACGAGTTGCGGGTTTTCTTTGTTGTCCATTCAGTTGTCCATTCAGTTGTCCATTCAGTTGTCCATTCGGTTGTTCAGATTGCTGTTCACTCGCCTGATATTGGCTCCAGTTAATGATTGATACTAAGACACTTCTGTTCCCGGCCTGTTGTTCAATCTGCTGTTCAGCTCGCTGTGCCCGTTCGCATCTTGCGCGTAGATGCGAATAACGTTCCGGCCTGCTGGCCATTTTGTTGTGCATCTTGCTGATCGACTTGCTGATCGAAGAAACTTTTCTAAAAAAGATTACTCTTTTGTGAGATTGCAGTTGACTCGCTGTAAATCCCTGTCTTGATCGGCGTCAATCCTGACGGATATCAGGGGAAATAATTTTTCGGTTTTCCTGCCCACAACAGGAAGTTCCCAGAAATCCCCCTCTTGTAATATCCGCTGGAGGGGGATTTTTTTATCCCTGCGGGAGCCGACAGCCCAAAGAAGCAATAGATGCGAGTTGGCGCGACAGCCCTGCGTGAGTGGGCGGACTCTTTTGGATAGGTGCTTATAAAATCCACGCCGGTCTTTGTGGGAACTTCGGGTCGGCATGGTCAAGAAAGCTTCGCGGAAACCTCGTTATACAGGGCAGAATCCGAGCACCGACAAGGTGAAACTCATTACTTTCCAAACGGGTAAAGCGACTTGAGCGGCTTGTTCTCAAGAAGTTCCCGCTGTGTCCTGATACCAGGGCAGGTTTGTTTCTCAGATCTATGATGACCACTGCCATTAGAACGCTGAAACCACACAATTAATTTAACTATTCGTTGCGAACGGTTTGCCATGAACAGACTAAGCGTAAAACAAGAACTGCACCGCGAGTATCTCAAATCCTCGGTATGGAAGAAGATTCGACTCGCTGCGCTAAAGCACTACGGTGCGATTTGCTCAAAGTGCGGAGAGTTCGGGTCCGATGTTCACCATAAAACCTACCAGCGGTGGGGTGGAAATGAGAAAATGGAGGATCTTGAAATCCTATGCCGTGATTGCCATGTCGTCCTCCATAAGGTTGAGCGAGCATCCCGGCCATCAAAGAAGAAGAGAAGAAAATCGATACATGTCACAGCCCTGTTCCGGTATCTTTCGAAGAAACAAAGAGATTCTCTAGTTGATCGTTTTAGCTGCCAAACCCCAAACGACATTTACCTTATGATTCTTGATGCAGAAAAAGGCAGCGAGGTAAGAAAGGCTGCATTGAAAATTTCTGGCGCAGATTATTGCCACGGATTGCCGCCTCGTCCAAAAAAGAAAAGGCGTAAACGCAAATCCAAAGCCCGCAATACCCCACCTTACTAGCTTCACCCCTCCCGTTTCTCCGCCCGCCGGATCGCCAGCCGCACGATCTGCTTCGCCGCGAGCGCGGTAACCGCACGAAATGATTGAAATGGGTAGCGAGGTTCTCGCGGGAGCGAAATTCACTCGGTCTCGGCCGGACGGATTACGACGTTTTCGATGCTCCAGGAGTGGCCGGGGTCGGCCGCGAGCACGTAGATCGATTCGGTTTTCATGCCGCGCAAAGTTTCGTCGAAGGTCGTCTCGAGATCGTAGTGGTTGATCTCGGCGATCTCGCCCATATCGGAAGGTTCGGAGGCGTCGCGCACAAGATAGGCCAAGCCTCCGGGGCTTGTGACTATTCGTTCCTGCACGGTTTCGCTGGTGATATCATTGTTGCTCAATCCAAGGGGACCATCGGGATCGATGGAAAAGCCGCTAGGCTCCCATTCCGCGACTGGCGTGACGGGATCATTTATGTCGTAGAGCCGGGTGAAGTTTGCGAGCACGTTCGGATTGACATCCTGCGCGCCGTAGATTGCCCGGTCTCGCTCGCCAGCGATGGTCATGCCCGGGGGATATGAAACAAGAACTTCGGTGCGCCGATGTAAGTGACCGAACATCCAGCCGCAGGCGGGGGAGCCGCCCGTCCCGGAAGGACTGTACGTCTGCTCGTATATCATCCGACGTTTGCGGAAAAACTTCCGGGGCGAAATCGCGGGAATCGGATTGGCCCCGCCCCTCTGCGAAAAGTCCTCGTAACCCCAATGCCCCTGGGGCCCGGTGGCCTGGCGGACCTTCACCGCGATTCCCGCCCGCTCGATCTTTCCGATTCGCCCGACCTCCACTCCGAATGGCCGGGGGGAATCGCTTGCCGCGCCTTCGAGTTCTCCTTTTGCGCCGTCGGTCAAGCCGACACCAGTAACATCCGCGCCGAGGACGGAGTTCACGAGTGATGCGACCTGGGACGGAGCGTTGTATCCGCCGCGGATCGTGCCGCCGTCTTTGTTTCTGACGACGAGATTCCGGATTTCGCGGAAGTGCCCGTCTTCGGTTGTGTCCACCCAGAGCAACTGAGGCGGCGTCTCCCAGACCTGGCCGGATCTGTGGGCAATGGCCTCTTTTTGCGTATCGACAGCAGTCTGACCAGGCGCGGTGTAGCGTTCCGTCCACGTGACCGTGTAGGGGCCGTTAGACCCTGGCACAAAGACCTTCCACATGGTCCGCCGCCCGAAATTGACTCGTAACGGCCCGTCGTTTGCACGGAAATAAAGGCGGATATTACTCAACGGACCAGCTTGCCACCCGATCTTGGCCCAGCTGGGATCGCCGGGGGCGAGGGAGCCGTGGACATCTTCGGGGTGTTCCATTTCCTCCTCGAGCTGTATTCGTCTCGTGGTAATTAATTCGCCGTCATCGGGTGCGAGGTCCGGGAAGCCCGAAAAATAGCTGCTGATCGCTTGTGGCTTCATTTTCCGTTTTACGAGATCGAAACTGATCCGCAGCGGTATCTGGTCGTCCAAGGAGTTCAGTCCGAGACTAAACTTTGCGATTTCCATATAAGTGACAGTGCGCACGCTGGCGGCGGGATGCGCATTTACGCACTGAGCAAAGTGGAGCGGAGAAATGGAATACCCGCCGGCAGTGCCTAGATCCAGGATCGTTTCAGCATTTGCGAAAATCCCAGGTGCCGCTGCATCAAAATCGTCCCACTCCCAAACCGCATCGGTGTCGAGTGTCGCCACTGCGGAGCCGCTTCCATGGTTCGGGTTCGTGTATTCAAGAGTATGAGTCTCCAAAGTAAACGAATGCGTAAACAGACCCGTTATTCCGCTTTCAGACAGTTTTACGATAGGTCTCTCGTCTACCACGGATCCCGATCCGTCCTTCAGCACGCTCTTTCCATAGGATATCCATTGCCAGTCACCATATTCATCCAGCGCGGCCTCGGCCGTGCCGGAGAATTCCATGGTGTGCTGTGTGGCGGTGTTGGTGAGCGCGCCGGAAAAAGTTTGGCGGTAGAATAATCTGCCGGGGCAGGATGGTGCCAGGTCGCTCCGGTAATCGTGATGCCGGTCATATTCGGGGAACAGACCGGGTTCGGATACACTAACTCGATCTCCCGTGGTCGCCGACCGCCAGGAGATCCGCTTGCTCACTCCCCTTACGAAAAATGGGATTTGGTTATAGATCCGGCTGCCGTCAGCTTTGGTCGGGTAGATGATTGCTCCGCGGACGTTGTTCCTCCACAGGGTGCCGACCGAGTACCCCCCGGGCAAGGGAGTCGGCCATTTGTGGATGAGGTGGAAGCGTCCCGCGTGATGCGCGGCCGGATCTCTGACAGCGGGAAAGTGCGGATGCTGGGCGGCGGGGTCGGCGCTGGTCCGGTTCGGCCGAGAGCGAGGGGCGAAATTGGGTGTTAGGAAACTGCCCGAAACATTTTCCCCGGCGACGAATGGCAGAATTCTAAGACGGCTCATGAACGATACCAGGCAATGTTTTTGGCCATGACCATGCCGCCGGTTGAACCAGCCGGATCACCAGCCAGCGGCCCCCGATAAAAGATGTCCTGTATATAGACGTAGGCCCCTAGGGATCCCGTTCCGGAGTTGCGAATGCCCGAAATTGAGAATTTTCCGTCGATTTCGGTCACAATGACCTGAGCGAGCAGGTAGATTCCGTGTACCGGCGGATTTCCGGTGACGGGATCGGGTGGATCCTGCACGGGCTTGGCGGCCGACACCTTGATTTCCGCACTGACGATTTCGAGCGGAGTCACGCTGTTGACGATCGTCTGATCGATCACGCCTTCCACGTAAACCCAATACGTCCCCGGGCCGCCCGCGAGAATCACCGGATCGTCGATGTTATCTGGAATCTTGTCGCCGACGAGCCCCCACCAGACCCAGACGTGGTGAGGCACTGTCGCTCCCGGATCGTTATCCCAGGGGGCGGTGGTTCCCGGCGGGCGGCGGGTGCTTACTTGGAGGGGGCCGGGGATTGTTGCCGAGCCTCCCCCGCCGCCCTGCGGCAGCTTGATCGCGAAATCGTTGCGCGACCCCGTCAGCGGATTCTCATAGACCGGGCCAAAATCTCCCACCGGGTATTCGCGGTGCTTCCCGAGACTCACAGCACGCCCTCCACCACCGTCTGCTTGTAGATCGTCACCCCGCCGGAGCGGAAGTAGGGCTCCGCATTCGCGGAAAAGATCAGCGTTTCCCCGTCCTGATCGGACTGGCCGACAATATCGACCTTGTGGTAGCTCGTCGAACGCCCGCGGTAGGTTCCGCCGCTCGGAGCGACGAATCCCGTCCCGGCGTAGTAGCTGTGCAGCGTCGTTTCGTCGTAAAGATACTCGGGGCTTTTCCCGTCGTCGAAATCCGCCTGCTCGTAAACGACCGCTCCCGGCGAGATCGGCGTGATGCTCGGCAGCGAAGGGCTTGCCGTGAACGTCACCGTCGCCGTCGCCGAAACCGACACATGCTGCGCCAGCCGCGCGATGACGATTCCCGAGCTGTCCGCGTTCACGAGTCCCGGTTTCGTCACTTCCAGTTGCACGGGCATCGTGTAGTCGGTCGGCGGCAGGTAATAGGTATCCGTGTAAATCAGGTAGCCGTCGCCCGGTTCCACGTCGGAGTTGATGAGATAGCTTCCCGTCGGCGGGCTTCCGGACGCCTGCTCGTTGAGCGAAGTCACCCGGTAAATCTGCGACCCATCGGCCCGTGGCTCGGTCTTGTCGTCGATCAGGCCGCTTCCCGATTTCCACGTCTTTTCGTGGATCGTGTAACCGTCGGCCTCGCGCGTCTCGTCGCGCACGAGCACCACGTAATCGCCGGTCGGTGCGGTCGGCTCCTCGTTGATGCCCCGGCGCGTCGTGGTCGTCAGCTTGTCGCCAAGGCTCGTCGTGACGCTTTCGGCGAACGTGCCGCTTCCGCTGATGTAGGTCTCCTCGAAAAGGGTATAGCCGTCCGCCTCGCGGGAGGAACTCGAAACCTTGAAGCCATCCGGCTTGTCATCGTCGTCCGTATTCAAGAATCGAATCGTCGTGGCGATGAGGCCGGTTCCTCCGGCGGCTCCGGAAAACCGGTGCGAAGTTTCTTCGGAAACGCGCCCGGCCCCGCTCGCGTAAGTTTCCTCGATCAGGTCATAGCCGTCCTGTCGAGTTACACTGCTGGAGACCAGGATTCCGTCCGGCTTCGTTTCGTCATCAGTGTTCAGAAAACGAATAGCGGTAAGCGTCAGCTTTTCGTTGAATCGATCGGATGGGCTCGTCGAAATCCTGCCCGCTCCGCTGGCGTAAGTCTCTTCGATGACCGTGTAGCCGTCCGCCTGCGTCACGCTGCTCGCGATTTTCGCACCAGCAGGCTTCGCCTCGTCGTCGGCGTTGAGGAATCGAATCGTCGTGACGGTCAATTTTGTCCCGTAGCGGCTCGAAGGACTTGTTGAGATGCGTCCCTCGCCGTCAGCATACGTCTCTTCGTAAATCGTGTAGCCGTCACTTTCCGTTGAGCTGGAGCCGATCAGAACCCCGTCGGGTGTGTCGCCATCGTCGGCTTCAAGGAACCGGATTTTCGTGATCGTCAGTTTCTTGTTGTAGCGGTCGCTGGTGTCCGTCGAAATCCGTCCTTCACCGTCGGCATACGTCTCCTCGAAGATCGTGTAGCCGTCCGCCTGCGTCACGCTGCTCGCGATCTTCACGCCGACCGGTTTCGCCGCGTCGTCGGAGTTCAGGAATCGAATCGTCGTGACGGTCAATTTTGTCCCGTAGCGGCTCGAAGGACTTGTCGAAATGCGCCCCTCGCCGTCAGCATAGGTTTCTTCGATGACGGTGTAGCCGTCCTGTGACGTGCTCGAAGTAGCGATCAGAACCCCATCCGGCTTGGTCCCATCGTCGGTGTCCAGAAAACGAACTGTTGTCAGCCTCAGCTTCGTTCCGTGACGGAAACTCTCGCTCGTTGAAATCCTTCCCTCGCCCGCAGCATACGTTTCCTCGATCAGCACGTAACCCGCATCCTGCGAGGTGGAGCTGGAAATCAGAACGCCATCCGGTTTCGTGGTATCATCAGCGTTCAGGAACCGGATCGTGGTGAGCGTTAGCTTGCTGTTCTGCCTCGACGTTGTGCTAACGGAAATCCTCCCCGATCCGCTCGCGAATACCGAGGTGTAGATTGTGTAACCGTCGCCTTCCTGAACTTGCGTCGATACCAAAGCTGCACCGGCAGGGGCCGCTGGCGGAACATTGATCGAACGAATCGTGGTCAGTGTGAGCTTCGTTCCGAACCGCGTGGAGGTCTCCGTCGAAAAGACGCCCGACCCGGAGGCAAAGGTTGACGTGTAGATCGTGTAGCCGTCGCCCGTCTGGGTTTGCGTGGATACCAGCACGGAGCCCGCCGGGCCGACCGGTTCCGTGTTGATTGCGCGAATGGTCGTCAGCGTCAGCGCTCCGTTGTAGCGGGTCTGCGTCTGCGTGCTGATCGTGCCGCTCGAACTGGCCAGCACGTAGCTTTCGGTGAAGATCGTGAAACCCTCGTGCTGCTCGCTCTCCGTCGAGATGAGAACGCCATCCGGCGCATCTCCGTCGTCGGAATTGACGAACCGGATCGTGAACACATCGACCAGGCCAGCCTCCCGCGAAGTCGTCTTCTCGTAAAACCGGCCGCTTCCGGAAACCCCTTTTGAGGTAAAAAGCGTGTAACCATCCCGCACGTTCGCGGAAAACTCGATCTCTCCCGGCGCGTGAACGGGAGTGTTCAGCGAAAGGATCGTGCGAACCGTCAGCTTGCCGCCGTAGCGCGTCTGGCTGTTGTCCTCGATGACTCCTGTGCCGACGGCCCCGCGAATCGTCCAGATTCGATAGCCGCTTTCCTCCCGATACTCACGCGCGAATTCCCCCGGCAAAGGAGAAGGGCCGGTTGCGTCATCAGGTTTACTCAGGTGGCGTTCGATCGTGATCGTCAGCGCACCTCCCAGCTTCTCGTCGATGTCGCGGGAAACCATCCCTTCCCCTTTCGCAAACCGGTAGGTCCGGATCGGATAGCCGTTCGGGTTTGTCGTGGACACCGAGACTTCCACAAAATCTTTTGGCTCATCAACCTCGACGGCAAACGCCTGCACCGTCCGGATCGTCAGAGCACCGTTGCTGCTCTCCTCCTCACTCTCCGAAAGAATCCCCGGCTCGACATACTCCTTTGTGATCGTCCGGACGACCTCTGTGCTCTCGCTTCTCTGGGTAAAAAGAAGAGCGCCTGTGCCATCTAGCACATCTACACCGATTTCCCCAAGCTCTTCCTCTGCGCTTGCAAGCTGGATAAACTGCTGACTGTGTCGGAGTATCCCATCAGGACCACGAAAATGACCCGTCTTCCCAATTTGTTGAGGTGTCTCTGTCACCTCCAACCATTCGCGGGTAACTGTGGTGAGCACAAAACCTTCTGAAGAAGACTCTTCTTCGCTTAATACGAAGGTATTATCGTCCTTACTAAAGGTCGTTACCCCCACCTCTCCCGCCAGAGACTTTTCTTCATCCTCCCAGGCCGATGTCAGTACAATATAGCTAGCAGAGGCATAGCGGCGACCGTTCTCATCAGACCGATAAGTCGGTGTAGTTAGAAGTCGAAGGGTTTCATCCGCTTCTTCATACACCTTTGTCAGCGTATAAAGATTTGGGGCTACGCCGCGCCCTTGCGAGCGCACATACTGCTCTGTCAGATATGCGTTGCAAAAGACCTTCTCTGAATTCGGCGTGAACGCATGTCGACTGTTATCCACCCCGTCGGGTGTTCCGTGCTGCTGAAACAGTAACGCCTCCAGCTCAGACGGGTTCGTCTTGTCCGCCGTAATCTCCCACTGCCGGCTGATCCGCGTACGGCCATCCGGTGTGCGGTCCAGATAGTGGCCGAGATATTTACTGTCGAGGATTTGGTTGGCAATAGACATAAACGAAAACCCGAGTTACTTTTTGCTTAGCTTCCCCCTCACCCACCTATACGCTTTATACGCGCCCGCTGCCCCCTTTGGCAGCAATGCAAAGAACGTTAAGATCGCGATTGCCGCCGCTAAGATTGGCTCCCCTGCGTAGGTTGCCAAAAAAGTTCCGATTGTCCCGATAACTCCTGTTACTCGATCCGTCATAAATTCATTTACCTTCATTTTTTTGCCTCTCTTTATATCGGCTCCATAAATACGCACCGCCTGCCACCGCTGCCGCAAAGATACCCAGCCCGTAGGCCCATGCGTAGCGGTCGATCGTTGCGCCGATGGCGATCAGCCCGAGACCGGTTGCCGCGCCGATTGATGCCAGCCGCCAATGTTGCCCAAATGCGGCAAGCAGAGCAGCCAGAGTCAGAGCTGCGATGCCTGCGTAAGTGAGATCGCGACGGCTGTTGATTGCTCCGATGTCCATTTTTTGCGGCTCGTGTGAGGAGCCGATTGTGACCGTCCGTCCGTCGCTGACTGTTACCGTCGTCGGTTCCTTCGGGTTTTCGTTTTGTTGGACGGTCACCGTTTCCGAGGATTCTTTTTTCCCGCTCTCGTAATAGGTTTCTCGGACCCATTCGACCCGGCCTGAACCAGCCTGACAGCCGACGAGCAAGAGCAGGAGTATGGCCGCCGCTCTCATGCCGACACCTCCGTGATGGTGATATTGATATCTCCGCCGCTGCCGTGTGGTGTCCATCCTGTTATGCCGACGGGATCGGCTTGTGAATTTGATGCTTGGTAGCCGTTGGAATAACACCCTGCGACCTCCATGTAATAATATTGCGAGACCGGAGCCGCTGGAAGGTCATCGACGATCGCCCAGACCTCATATGGGATCGCATTAGAGCCGGGATTCGCGCAATCAAAGCTCAGCTCGTCGGTGTAGATGATGCCGTAATTTGTATTGCCCCGACGGTAGTAAGGCCTGCCATTGTAAGCTCCTTCTTCCGTGTAGATACCGTTAAATGCCATGTTTTGCGCCCGCACGATCTCGACGCGTCCCGGCGTGTTTGGGATGACCCCGACACCGAGCGCCAGCGTTCCGCCAATCGATACGCTTGTAATGACCGGCGGGAAGGCTGACCAGTCGCTTGTCAGGACGTAGTAATAATCGGCAAGAGTCTGATAGCTCCACAGTCCGGTGACTGGTGACGGCACATGCGCGGCGAGTATCCATTGCGTCGTGTTGAAATCTGCATAGAGCCGATGGCCTGCGCTTGTCGTATGCAGGTAATTGTTATCACCGTTTGGCATTGCCCACCCGCTGCCGTTGGTCGTTGGCGTTGGTGATAGGGAGTAGACGCCGTTAAAACTGTCGATATGACAACCTTGGATCAGGATATCTCCGGTCGTCACGCGCTTGATCTCGGTCGGCACGATGCCATGTAGTAGCCCGATGCTCACAGCTCCACGCCTCCCTCGATGTCCCATTCGTTGGCGCCGACCTTGGTCAACATTAGGGTGCGGTGACGGCCCGGTGAGTCTCCGTATCCGTATACTTGAACCGTTGAGTTTGCTGGCAAGACCTTGATCGGGCTTGAGCCTGCTTGGCGTAGTGGTATCGATGAGCCTACGGGTATCGACTCAGCGGCATCTGTCGGCACATAGATCGTAGCGCCCTCGGAAAATCTCAGGTAATGGGTGTCTGCGTCCTCGCTCTCGATGGTGTATGAGGTCGCCGATATATCCTTGATGGTGAGAGGACCACCGCCGCCGATGCTGTCCCGGATGTCTTGCAGGTCGTCTTCGAGGTCGGTGATCTTGGACTGCGGAAGCTGCGGGATTCGCGCCTGTGCAAACTCTCCTGACGATATTTTAGACGCGGGAAGGTTCGGAATCCTTGCCTGCGCGAAGGTTCCGCTGTTGATTTTGGAGGCAGGGAGATTGGGGATGAGCGAAGCCGTCAGGGTATCGTTCATCCAAAAACCATGCTCAGCGGCATACCGGAGAATCTGATTGTCCTGAGGGTCCCATACATAGGTGTCATGTAGATCATCCAGACTTGTCGCCCCTCCCCCACCCGCATTGTCCACAAGATTTTTCAACACCCGCCCCTGATTGGCGGACAGGGGCTTGTCGGTGCTGGTGCTGGTGAGATTGTCAACAATATCGACAGTCTTGACGCGTTGATCGATCGCGCTACTGGCGTCAAGCAGAGCTTGCGGCAGCCCGTCGATCTCCAGCATATTGTGACTGTGGTTGGCGTCGGCTTTGCCGGACAGCAGCCCGTCAACCTCGGCGCGGCTGTAGAGGTTGGGGGCGATTACTTCGCCAGCTCGCAACTCGCCGTCAAAATAGTAACTGCCTCGGGACACAAAAATAGGCCAATTCTCGTCAATCGCTGAGATGTCAGGGTCAACAGAATCGACGTTCTCCAAGACTATCACGGAATTCGGGTCGTGGATGTTTCCGGAAAAGAGGAAACCTGATGACATTGCTGTCCATGTTGACGGCATATTCACCTCCAGCCCGAAATAGTCCCTGCCGTCGTAAACTACATGGCGGGCGCGGAACAGCTCAGGGGAAACTCCGCCGGACTGGACCGAAAGAGAGTAACTTAATCCTCTGTTTTCGGTTTCTCGGTCTCCGCGCACACGGTTTACCGATATATCAATAACCGGGCTCTTGCCCCGAGATTCAGCGGTGGCTGCTGTAACGCCAAGTAGCCTCCCGTTTAGATGGAACGGAGTGTCGGTATCTGTTATATCAGCGATTAAAAGGACAAAGGGAACGTTCGCATTACCTCCCTGACGGGGTATTTCTAGCTGGTAGTAAGTTCCCTGTAGCTGGTGGTTCCACGTGATTCTCGAAAACGTCGGGCTCCCGCCTTCATCAACCTTATCGCCTAGAAGATTATCAACTTCCCCCTTGTCGTAGTAACCTGACAGGTCGATGTCCCCCGCCTCGATGTCTTCGAGACGCTGTTCCAGTCCCGCAACTTGGGGAATGGTGATGCCGGTGAGGCTGGAGCCGTCGCCGGAAAAGGAGGGGGCTGTAAGCGGTCCCAGAACGTCCAAGGATCGGAAAGCCGTCGTCTGATTCGGGGGAGTAGACTCAACTCCAGCAGGCGGTTCCTCCAGCGTGGCTTCGTTCCCTTCATCAAATATCGGGTGATCTACTTCACTAGATGTTCGATGCCATCTCCACTCAATAGGTATGCGATCCGCCCACGAAGCTAACTGCGCCCAAATCTCATACTCGAAAGGTAGGGAGGAGTTTAGTCTGACTAGGCGTATGTCTAAAATCGAGGGACTGTTGTAAGTGTCAAAATCGAAATAAACTCGCTGGGTAGTGGTAGGGCTTCCGTTGTTATTCACAACCCGGACATTTAAACGATGCCCCCCGCCTCTTGACGTGGATGGGACTCTACCTTGGATTCGACCTTCTAAGTTGACCCCTCCATAATTTCCGGGAAGGGTGAAAGCTGCTAATCGTAACCACCGATTAGTGGTTCCCGAACCTTCTGTTCCGCCTCTACGAACGTAACGATAGTTGTTCGTGTGTATATCAGGTCCATAATTGTGTATCCCTCGGATTGTAAGTGACGTTTGGGTATCTCCGTCTTTCAGATACCCCGCATCCGCGTGATTGCCCCACGCGTAGGCGGTGTCCCAGTCGGCTGGGCTGTAGTCAGGTGCCGTCAGACTCCCTTCGACGTGGACGTTGTTTCGGAATGTGTAGTTATTCCCGTAAAACGTGCTGGAAGATTCCAGTAGGGGGAAAGCATACTGCCCGTAAGAAATATTGGGATGCGTCCACCCCAATTCGATCAGGTAAATCGTGCTGGTCTCCGTCAGGGAGAAGGTAAAGCGCAACGCGGTCTGCTGGTGCGATCCGATGCTGTATGGCGAAACCCACACCCCATTGATAAACTCGGGATTGGTATCGTCCACCAGAGTTTTCCAACCATCTATAGTGTGGTTATGCTCTACCAGAATTCGGGTAAATCGGTTAGCATTGGTCTGGTTGCGAAGTTGGACGTAAGCCCGACGCTCGGAACCACTGCCAAAGCTATTAAAACTCCCTGCAAACTCGAAGGAAATGTTTCCTGGAGCACTCGCCGCAATGCCCATACCTATTGAGCCGCCGATCTGACTGGCCCGCATCAGTCGATCCTCGTTGGAGTAGGTGATACCTTCGTCCGCCGTCACCGTGAGCGTCCCGCCTCTATTGTCCCAGTTGGTCAGCTCATTATTCAACCCGGTGATGATTGCATTAGGAGCGGTTGCCAGGGATTGTGTCCGGGCAGTAAAGACTTGATTGTGAAACCTGCGACCGTCCAGAACAGGCGAATCCCCCTCCTTCACCCCCGTCAGATCGACGACATGGCCGCTGGTATCCGCCGTAAACAGCCGTCCGTCCGCCAAATTCACCGCCAGCTCCGCAGACTCCAGGTCGTTGGGAGCTGGCTTGTGCTCGGGCGTGCTTGTGCGGCGGATGCGGACGATGTTGGACATTGCGGCCTTACTTCTTTTTCGGTGCGGCTTTCTTGCGCGGCTTCTTTTGGTTGGCGACGAGCTGCTCGATGTGCTTGACCAAGTCCTCCTGCATCAGCTTGCCATCCGGATCGCCAGCGGCGGCGCGGATGTCGGCGACGAGGTTGAGCAGCGCGGCATTGTCGTGGTTCTGGTCCTTGACGCGGGCGCGTAGCTGCTCGTTGTCGTGGTTCTGTTTAGCCGCCTCCTGATGCGCCTGCTCCAACTCTTCTTGGGCTTCGTCCCGATGCCTACGCATCGAATTCAGCTGCGCTTGCAGTGCCTCCGCCTCCTGCGCTTTCTTCCGCAGTTCTTTCAACTGGCCCTCCAGCGCCTGCCGCTCCCGCGTTTCCGCATCGAGTCGGCGTTGCAATTTTTCCAGCTCTTCCGGATTCGCCGGTGGCGTCTCCTGCTGCTCCGCAAGCTGCTGATGCAACGTCTGATTCTGCTGCTGCAACTGCTGCAAGCTCCGCTCATACAAGGCGACTCTTGCGCGTGCGTCGCCGAGGTTGCCGATGGTTTCGCCAAGCAGATCGTTGGTCGCATTTACCAACGCCTCCTTGTATTGGGGAGTGTCTTCGAGTCGTGGCGGTTGTTGTTGTCGGAGGTGCTCCGTGCTGTCGATTACTTTTGCTTTCATAAAAAATGCTAGTAGGTTCCGCAGTCGATGACGGCGTTGGTGATCTGGGACCCTTCAATTGAGAGTCCGGCAGGCGCACCCTCATCGTGTGCGTAAAACGTCTTTTTCCCGGCGAAACTCTGAGTTGTCGTATTAACCACTCCGCTATCAAGCACACCAGCGGCGGGGATTTCCACACCTCCCGGATCTCCCGTGCTGCTGATAATAAATAGACCCCCAGACTGGTTGATGCTCAATTCCGTCCCCGGAGCGAGCGCGTCAATCGCCTGCTTCGTCCGCTGCGGGGTCATGTATTTATTCGACAAGGTCCCGGCTTCCGCCTCCCCCTTCGTGGCGATCCCATAGTTCTCGACATTGCCAAGACCGACCTGAGACTGAGTGACGCTGTGCGGGTTAGACTTGTCTGCGATGTGATCGGCAATATCTCCCAGGTCTCCCGGCAGGCCTTGGATCTTGGATGCTGGCAAGTCAGGAATCTGGCCAACAGCTGCAACCCCGGTCAAATCCAAGAACCCAACCTTGCGGTTAACCCAAACACCTCCTGCGGTATTGTCAAAAATCAATACCTCACTATCATCCGGCTGCCCGGTGATTCCCACGGTCTGCAGATCGCGCAACCGGTGAGTGTGCAAGCTGTCTGCATTGCTGTTTGCCCCACCCGTAAGCGTCCCGTGCTCAGATTGCGACAGGTGATAGCCCTCGCTGCTACCCATGATAGCAAGCAATTCCGAGTGAGCCTTCGCAGGACTTTTGAGGCGCGTCCATCCGGTGCCGTTATAGATGTAGCTTGCCGATCCGCCAGCAACCTCCGGATCATCAGATGCGTCCGTCACCACCACGACATCACCGGTTTGGACCTCGCCATCACCCGAGCCGATTACCAGCGCATCCCGTGCGGCAATATCCGCAACAACAAAGACCTCCGTCAGTGCCAGAGCGGGCAACACATTCTCGTCAAGCTTTCCTCCGGTGCCAAGGATCGGCACCTGACCGCTGTTGGTGCCGGTGTTTTTGGTAGCAGCAGTCCCCAGGTTCAGATCATCGATCTTACCGTCAACTTCCGTGCTGCTGAGCCCAGACAACAGCATGACGGTTGTGCCGTCATCGTTTAGCCCGTAGAGCTTATGATTCTGCTGGTCGATGACGATGTTGCTATCGCCGAAATCGTCGGCTATCGGTGCACCGTCGCCTCGTCTTATCTTGATCTTGTTGTGTCCGCTCATGTTAGTAATAGCCTCCGTCTAATGTTTTGTTCGTCAAAGTTTGCTCGTCGGACTCACCGACAATATCGCTCTCAGTGCCATGTGCTGCGGTCTGCTTGATGTGGTCTTCAAATTGGTTCTTAAGGGCCAGCATATCGATCAGGTTCACGTTGATTTGCGTCGAACTACACACGTCCGATTGAATAGGATGAGACGGATCAGGCTGTGGGCAGCAAACAGTTGTTTGAGTCGTTGGACAAACGCTGGAAGCGGCTGCATGGATGCCACCGCTTCGCCTCACTTTTACAGTCACGGAGCCACCTTTCACTGTGTTAACTGTTGCTTGGATATTCACGGCATCGTCGCTGGTGTTACTACCTCCATCTTTCCTGAAACAATCGGCCCATGACGTTCGCCTTCTGGATTCTCAATGATAAGATCCCAGTCATAAAATCCTTCTGGTATCTCCATTGTCTCGGCCCCTGTAAGGGATATCGCAATCACCCCTTCAGTTGGCTCCACGATGTCAGGGCTTAAATCAACGATACGTGACGGTATGTGAGCCAGACGCGCTTTCGCGTGCGCCTGCCAGCCCGTCAAATCGATCGGGTCTTCTGTCCCGTCCTGTGTGCAGTTAATGACAAGCGGGTCGAACTTTACGCTACGAACAATACAGAGGTTGTGCGACTTGCGATGACTCATCGTTCGTTCCTCCGTTCGTTCTCGCGAACCGATAGCAGAGCAAGCCCCTGCCGCCAGTCGCTCATAAATGAGAAATGGTTATTGATCTTGTCGCGAGCCATTCGCTCAAGCTGAGCATTCACGAAGTGAGAAACTGTTTCTGCCGCCTCTTCTCCCCACGGCAGTGTGTCGGTTTCGCCAAAATCGACCTTCAGTCCATTCCAGATAACGTGAAGTTCATGGCCTTCCTCCAATATAGGGGCGACGTAAAATCGGTTTCCGTTTGGATCGATAGTCCAAATGTTTCGATCCCGCATTGTGCCATCGATCATGTCTTCACGTTGTTCCCAATCGACCTGCCGAAGCTTCACGCGACCGGACTCTTCACAGTCTGCTTTGCTACAGTGCAACCAGACGCTTTGAATGCTGGCTCCGTCTGGCATGTCGCCTCGACTCGCGTAGCATTCAACAACTAAATCATCCTCTTTGAATGTGGTTTCATGCCCTGTCTGGTATGTTTCGATTACCTGTTGCATACGCAGACAGCCCGAGCGGATGGCCTGCTCAACCTGCCGCCTTCGGATCGGGTTTGCATCCTCAGCAAACGCGCCGAGGAAAGACCGCACAGCTGCATGAAAATCCGACCAGATCATTTACTGTCTGCACCTCCGCTGTTTTTCGCTTCGGCTAAGGTCAGTCGCTCCCGAAGCTTTTCGAGACCCGTGTTTGGGTGGACATTCTTTTCCCCGAGTTCCCGGAGTCGGTTACGAATAGCTTCTGCCTCGATCTCGTCGTCAGATTTCGCAACTTCTTCAGTCCCATCCTCGCCACGTGGAGTCAGGACATCGGAGAGATCCAAGCCACTGACATCTACTTTCTCTTCGCTTTTTTCGGCATCGACATCATCCGCAACAACTTTGCCTTCTGCCTGCTCGCGCTGCGGAGGCCTGGGCGGCCTGGAGGGAATTAAGGAAATGTTGGCGCTGAGCTGAGTCTTTTTTTTTGACTTCTTTTCGTAGTCGCTAAGAGACATCGGGCGCACCCCAAGCTTCCGGGCCTCCTCTGACTCCAGCACCTTCGCAGCGTCAGGGTCAGCGACACTGAGAATCCCAAACATCTTCCCCTGGAAAGGCTCTACCTGGCGAAACTCGAAAGTAAAACCACTTAGCTTAATCGGCTTTTCTGCATCATTGATCTCAAAGTATTTCATCACAAAGCTGTTATCTCAAAAATGGGATTTCAAATCCACTGTATTTTCTATAAAAGAGGCCGGCCCATAACTTTCGCTACGAAACCGGCCTCCCAACCAGACATGGCACCTAGCCTCTCCAAAGAGACCAGAAACTGCTCCAGAGCAGAAATGAAGATTATCCGCCCCCGCCTCCGCCTCCGTCGCCGCCTCCATCTCCGCCGCCGTTTCCGCCGCCTGCGTCGTCGTTAAACCCTTCCAAAATCGGGTCGGAGAACGGGTCGTAGTTCTCGATCATGAAGTGGCGTTTGGTGTCTCCAAGCTGGACAGTCCAAGTCCGGGAGCGCAAATCAACCCACTCCGTGTTGGGTGTGATGATACAGGCATAGTCCTTGTGAGCGCTCTGCCAGACCTTCCCTTTGCTCTCCACCTTGTTTGAGTTGGCACCGGCCATTGCGATGTTAAGGTCAGGCCACTCGATCGCCCAGATCGAAGCGCCACGGCTGCGAAGATCCTGAGTGCCTTGCGCACCACCAGTGCCTCTCGGGAAAGATCCGACCCGATCGGTGAAGTAGTTCTGCACGAACACACCGATGACCACCTGATACTCCGGGATGTGATAGCGATTGTAGGTGAAATGCACCGCGCCCTGCTCGTCCATCACCTTGCCTTGCTCGATGTTCTGCGAGATCCCCGTCTTGTAACGGTCTTGCAGGTAAGCAATCAACGTCCGAGCGATTCCATCGGCGGTGTTCCGGTCGGTCATCAGGTCAATCTGCTCAACCTCGCCGGACCCACCAACCTCGCGGTTTTTCTTCACGTTGTAGCAAAGCTCAAAAAGAAGATCGATCGAAAGCGGAGCACCTTTTAGGTCAACAACCTGCCCATCGTTTTCGAGCAACGTGCGGAGCCCAAGAGCGTTTGCCTTGTAGGTCAGAATCTGGCCCGACTCCGGATCTCGAACGAGAGCATCCTCGTCGCTGTCAATCGCAGGAGAAGCGTAGTGCTCAGGGCTTTGCAACTCATTAATCGGACGACCGTAGAAGATCGAGTTTCGCCACTGAGCCATGTGGTGGGCATATGCCTGCCTGTTCTGCTCAGCCAGCGGGATGGCTCGGAACGACGCAAGGTATTCATTGACCTTCTTGTCTTCGACGATCCGCTTCAAGGTGTCCTCATACTCCTTCGAGTATTTGAACGTGTAGCGGGAGACTTGGAGGTAATCGACCAGCGTATGTTTCGCGAGATCGCTTGGCAGTTGTCCGCACCAATTCTCCTCATCATTGATCGAGTTGGTTCCGAGATGGCAGACACCAAAAGTCGGTTGATGAACGGCTTTCTGCCCTGCGGTCAAATCACCCCAGCCGGCTGCCGTAAAGAGCGGCCGGATGGTTACCACCGCCGTGCCGGGGTTGGTTCCAGGCACCGAATCGGTGATCTTGTGCGCCGTCGATCGTGCCGAACCATCGCCAGCCATGTCGGCGGAGTCGATGAAGAGAAAGTTCCCCGGCACAAACGCTTGGTGGATTTCATTGAGCCGATTCCCGTAAAGAGAATCATCGTTAGTGCTCACGGTGATGTCCCAAGACCCAATGTGGATTCCGTTCGAGCCAGCACCCGGTGTTGCGTCGCCGGAGAGAATCCGGAAATAATCGTAGTGGTACTGAGACTCCTGCGTCCGCAGGACGTATGGTAGGTTTGCCGAAAACCGGTCCACGTTCTTGGTGCCCGGAGTCTGCTTCAGCTTCCCGATGGAGGAGAACAAAAGCATGTCCAGCGAGTGCGGGCGGTAGCCGACGAGCCGCGCTTCCGCGGCGTCCTCGTAAGCCTTCGCCACCGCATACTCGCGGTGATCCATGTCGGTGAATTTTTGCGGCGTGAGCGGCTGAATCGTCGCCCGGGCCAAAGTGGCTCCACCTGCGTCGTGCCACTTTACAGTCCTTACCTTTGAGAGAATATTATCAGACATAATCGTTTGTGTTCGCGTTTCCGTTTATGGCCTCATTATACCCGCAAGGCCTTAAAAACTAGATGGTTGCGAAGCGGAGCGGCAATATTTCCAAAGCGACGAGCATTGCCGCCAAATGGCAGGACAAAAAAGCCGCCAACCCTTCCAGGTCGGCGGCTACGAGTGGCAGGGAGCGAAATTGATTATCAGCCGTTCAGAAATGAAAGGAAGCTGGGTGACGAGGCTTCCTGCTCGGAACCGCCGCTTGCACCGGGGCTTAGGCTGGTCTCAGCGGAAGGACCCAAGTCTTCGCTCGAAGGAGGTGAAACCAGTGGCGCACGCTCGCCACTTGGCACTCGCTTGCCGTCTTCCTTCTTCCTCTTCGGGGCGATCTTCTGAAACTTTTCCCATTTTTTCTTCTCATTTTCGAGAATCCGCCTGGTCTCCATGCGGGATTTTTCCGCAAACACATCTACGATATCCGACTCACTGAAGGTCCAGTAGAGGTGCTGCTGCTCTTTGGGGACCTGTGAGATCAGATCCGGACGAACAAACCTTCGTCCATCCCGAAACAAACTTGTGCCACCATGCGCCTCAAAAAAGCGAGCTTGCTCGTCGATGAACCGGCTGATGAAATTATGCGTAGGATCGTGCTGATTGAATGGGACGATGCCTCCGTTCAGCTCCAGAAAAGATTCGACGACTCCCGAATACTGATCGACGACCGGGGCAATAATCGGACGTATTGCCTCAGCAGCTTGATCTGCGTCGTCGATCTCTGGGAACACTTCTTTGAAAGCGGTGGACAGTGAACTCTCGGCCGCCTGGCGAAACTGGCTGCTTTTCTTCTCGATCTCAGGCTTCTTGCGAAGCGCCTCAATTTCTCGACGAAGTGCCTCGTCGCGCTTTTGATTCGCTTGTTCAAACTCCTTACGCAACTCGTCTTGAATCTTCCGTCGCTCCAGCTGTTTTCGCTGTGCCGGTTTTAACGGCGCATTCTCCTCTACCCACTCACGATACTCCGGGTCTTGGCTTGGTCGATAGCCGCGCCCCTCATCGGCTATGCGCTGCTTGATGAACTCCCGGCGTTTGAGAATAAAATCCAAAGCCGATTGGTAGGACCCTGGCTTCTCAGCCTCAGCGAATCGAGCCAGTTCCAGCTCTTCTCGCTCGTCGTCCATCAGGTCAGTCGGCTCAGCAGGTGCCGGAGGAGGCTGCTGTTGCTGTTGTTCCTGGAAAGCCGTAGTCGGATCGACCGTCTTCTTCTCCGGCGTAAATGGCTGGATATCCGGCAACCGTTGCTCCTTCTTGCGAATCGTTACCTTGGGTGCAGCCGGGGGCTTCGGTTCGTCTGCATCCTCTGTCTTCGAGTCGCCTTCTTCCCCTTCCAGCGGCTGGCTGGCTGGTTCGCTGGAGCCAGGCTCCGTTGCGGCTTCTCCCTCTTCCTCCTTCACCGGACTTGCTCCCGAGTCGTCTTCTGACTCCGGCTCAAGGTCTTCATTGAACCCGTCGCCCACGAGACTAAAAATCTTAAACTGCTTTTTCCGTTCCTCAAGCAGTGGATCTAGTAGCTCTTGTTCTTGGGTATCATTCTCTTCAGATGTCTGATTCATGTTTGGTTGAGTTGTTTATAGGTTAGATTGGGTCGCTCAGGATTTGAGCAATTTGGTCATCCATTGGTGGACTCCCAACAGCATTCGCGCTAAATGGATCGGGTGGTGTCGGCGTTCCGGGTACTCCCTCCAACACCTCGCCCCGGCTGATTGGGCTAACCCCGCCACTATGAAGCACCCGAGCCAGCTGCTGTATTTGTGACTGGAACTGTCGATTGCGCTCCTCGTTCTGCTGCATGTATTCGCTGATCTGCCCAGCCAGCTGTACAATCTGCATATTCTCTTCTTCCGGAGCACCCCCTACTATTCCTGACTCACCGCTACCTGGGTCAGGAAGCTCAAATTTCAGATCACTAGCGCCGCTGAGGCGGAAAATCTCCCCGATCAGTTTGACGATCTGATCGTCGTCGATCCGCTCCAGCACCCCAGGGAACGTCTGCGTAAGCCCCGGAAGCTGAGCGAGGAACTGCACCATAACCTCCGCTGCCCGTGTGTTAGACACTCGTTCCGCCCCGTCACGCGACGAGAAGTTATAATTATAAATCAGTGCCCGCTTCGATCCGATTAATGTCTGGCCTTCCCGTGCGCCTCCTTCTTCGGTATCTCCCTCCAGACCTTCGTCCAAAACCGAAAACCCAGCCGCCTCAATGGTTTCTGCTGAATATCGACGAGTCACTGGCACCTCGATTCGCTCATCTCCATAAGCCATCCAAGCCTCATAGAGCAGTTGTTTTTTCGCAGCCAGCCCTTCGTCGATGCCAATCCGGTGGAAAGCGTGCATCGTCTGCGTCGTGTCCCGGATCTCCATAACTTCGTGCGCGGTGATTTCACGTGGGGATGCCTGTCCTTGCTCCTGTGCAGAGAAATGGAGCACCCGCTCGGCCAATGACAGGAGCTGGATGATTCCTCGGAAAAACTGGCTGATGTCGTCCGCCCATTTTGCTTCATGGAGCTTCAAAACCTCTTCTGTTCGCGGGTCGATTCCTTGCTCCCGAAGCTTAGCTGCGCTGTATTCAATCAGCCGTGGTTGCTCGAAGATTTTATTTCCCCTAAGCAGCTTTTTGAACTGCTTGCGGATTTCTGGATCTCGCACCATGTCGATATTGAGGGTGATCAATTTAATCAGCCCTGCCGATTGGGTCATGAGCAGCTGGGTCAGCATGTTCGTCAGCGGGTCTTGCCACTCCATGGCTTCATGGGCAAAGGAGATGTTGAGCTGCCGCCCGTCATTCTCGTTATATCCATAATAAATCGCAGGCAAGGAAGGCAGAAACTCGCCCCAAATCACCGTGCGATCTCCCGCGACGACCAAGCGCAACCAAACCGGATGAGGATAATCACCCAGCCCGACATCCTTCGGGATGACGCGCTCCCGGTATTCGGTCACTACCACGCTGTCGTCTTCCCGTTCGGTCGAATAGCGTTGCCCACCCAAGGCTCCACCAGCCCCCGTCATATTGTTTAGGCGGTCGTTAGCACCCGCCACATCTACGTCAGTGGACGGAAATGAGAGGCGGCAGTCAAAATACTGCTCGAAGTAGTCCGTATTTTGGTTATAGAAGCGATGCCACTTCGCAGAAACCTCAATGTCGTTTCGGTTAAAATACTGCGGATTCCCTGCCACATCTCCAAAGCGACGAACATCCCAGAACCCGATCCACTTCGGCCCGGTGTTGGTGTTGATCCCCGACAACGGCTTGGAGTTATCGTAAATCACTCGCGTAGGGTGCGGTCGAACAAAAGGCAATCCTTCGCGGACCGTTCTCGCTTCTGCTCTTGGGCTTAGTCCTTCCCGTATGTCTGTATGGAAAATCTGCTCCTCACGATCCCACGATCTGGCCGGAAACTCCACCGTATGGCCATACAGGTGCATGTCGCGAACTACCTGCACAAGATCATGCCGGTAATTATACTGGTTCACAATCATCTCGCTTCTTTGGGAAAGAAGATCGCCGCGCAGTTTCGCAACCCACGAAGTGGAGTAAGGATTGTATTTAAAAAGAGGGTGCGAAGTAACGTATGTAGCCGCCACAGAAGCAGTTCTTCGCGTTACAAACGAGCGAACAATGTTCACCCAAGTGTCATGAAACCTCGGCAGGTCGATCTCTGCAATCTCTCCGTTCTTATCAAACTCGCAAAACTTCTCCAGCTGAGAACGATCCAAGTCTTTGATTCGATCTCTGAGTTTTGTAAATTTCAGCTTCCCCTGTGCATACTGCATCAGGGGGACAGTCATCTTCGTGATAGCGTGAGAGTCCCATGCCAGGTCGGCAGCGGCATAGAAATGATAATTGCGGAAGTTAGCAGCCACCGCATGATCGATCCTGGAAGCAATAAGACGTTCAAACCGTTGCCGCTGCTTCAGAAGGTTCTCTCGTTTTTTGCGCTCTGCTGGGTCCGTGACATCCGGGCCGACAGGCTTGCAAGTAAAGAGCTGGCGAATGGCTTCTCTTGTGCTTCCGTATTTTTCAAGAACCTTTGGATCAACCATGTTTTATAATCTCTCTGCTATTCGCCGATAACCCCCTCGGGGAACAGCGGCTTATCTGCTTCCGGTGACAACATACCAAGCGCAGCCCTTTCAAACATCAGAAAGTGAAGCTCCACAGAAGGATGCGGTCTACTGTTTCGGATCCAGCTATTCGATGATCCCGGCTGATATCTCACCATCATTGCCAGCTCTCGGGGGGTCACTTGCATGGCCTCACACAATCGCAGGATTCGCTCTCGGTCGAAAGTAAGAGCATGTCGCAAACGATACCAATGGTCGCTTATGAGAAACTCCTTCGACCCCGCTTTGTAGCGCCCCCTAATCAGTCTTTTGCGTTTTTCTGCATTCAGTTGCTTAGTCTTCTGTCTCGCTTTCATTACGCCCGATCATCACCGCCATCACCGGCTCACTCCCTGTGGGGAAAGCCGCAGGATCTTCGTCATCGCCGCCCTCTTCCTCGTCCAGCACCAGGCTGTCGATCGTCAATTCGATACCAGCGTCAGGATCATTGCTGAGAGTCGTATAATGAATAGTCAGGGTACCGCTGTCCCCCGGCTCCTTACCTCCCAACGCCGCCAGCAAATCCGGGTTTTCTCGGTAGTCTAAACGCAGTTTATTTTTATCAGAATTAGCTTCCATTCTTAATCCTATTAAAGGGATTACAGACAAAGGCAATAGGTTTTCGGAGGAATGGGTACAAGTGGATCGGTGTTCAATGAAGGGCGAAAATCTGCAAAGGCGTACCCACGCACCTCTGCAGCAAAATACCCTGTCCGGAGACATCCTCCGACTCTATGCCCGATCCACTTAAAAGCTGTTAAACCATTTCGCACTGATACTCCTCTTCCCTTTCTGTCTCAGCTGTAACGATGCGACCGCCCGTTTGTCGATAGAAAATTGGATACGTCAGTGCGTCATAGGCGTGCTTATGGTCTGAATTTTTCTTGGGGTTCAGGGGCTTGTTCTTGTCCCCCTCAATGTTCTCTATAGCATCGATTGTTCTTACGCAGTGAGCATCCAGGTACAACTCCTCCCGCCCCAAAATCCCCATCAATAACTTGGCGCGAAACTCCACCGAATAATCCGGCCTGGGGCACTCGCGAAGCCGCACAGGCTGGTCAATCCACGGATAAGCGTGCGGATGTCCATCCAGTTCCGCCTTGGTTTTCTTCTCAAGTTCGGCGTGGTCAAAGCTCCCTGTTGTCGAGCGGAAACGATTAAACGCGCTCTTGTCCGAAATATGCTCAAAGTAAAAACGATGCTGCACTACCTCGCACCAATAGTTCATCTTTCGCAGTAGCTTTGGAGCTAGCACCTCGTAGTCCACCTGCTGCTTGATGATGATTAGCTCATCAAAAACAACCCACACCACTTTGTCCTTCGTCGGCACTTCCTGCATGAAGACGATTCCGTGGTTCACGTCTCCCAAGTCGTAGCCGATAGTGATCGGAAGCCCCTTTACCGGCTGGACACGCCGATTGCTCTTTGTGTTGCCGACGACGTGGATGTCCTTATTAAAGTGGTCCTTAAAAATTGCCTCCCCGCTGGGCCGGTCAATCCAGCGCCCCTCCACCAATCGAGCCTGGTCCACCGGATCGTCGGCGTAGGATTCACGCAGTCCCTCCAGGTATTCTTCGGTCAACCAACGGATATTCTCCTCGAACGGTACGAAATACCAAGCGAAGTTCCGCCGCCGCTTGATCCCCGGCATTTCCGGGTCTTTCGGCCACGGCTTTCCGTTTTCGTTGTCCACGCACGTTTCGTAGCCCAGCTTGTAGAGCCAGTGGCTCGGACCCAATGGGTTGAACGACGCTAAAAACTGTTGTGTTCCGGTGATTCCCTTCCGCCGTCCCAGCTGGGCGCGGAGCCGTCGATAATACTTGGGCGTATCGCAAGTGTCGATCTCCTCGAAATACACCATGCTCGGTTCAATCCCGCGTATCCGATCGTCAATGGTGCTTTGGTGCGGCAGCGCAATGAAGATGATGTAACTCTTCGTGCCGAACCGGTTGCGGATCCAAAGCGTCCGGTCCTTGGTCTGCGGGTCTAGCTTCGCCAGGCTGTATTCGAGCCCGATCCCATTGTCCAACAGTTCACCCTCCGGTTCTCCCGGTTTCGGCGGGGCTCGGTTTCCGTCCCTCCATTGCGGCAAGATGTTATTTTCAAGAGCGTTGCAGATTCCTTTGTTGATAACCCGAATCGACCGGGCGCAGGCCAGCACCAGCGCGTTATGGTTCTCATAGCAATGCCGGATCATCCTGTGCGCGAAACCAACCGATTTCCCAGACCCCTTGGGGCCATACCCAAAGATCACATTCGAGGAATCCTCAAAGATCTTCATCTGCGTCGGGTTCAGCAGCGGCCACCACGGCTCCGGCTCCTTCGGCTGCCCGACCTCCTTTTCCTGACGAAGCTCCTCCTCGGAGAAATACCCAACCCCTTCCGAGGCGTAAAACTCCTCTTCTTCAACAAGCAACCGAGCTATCTGTGTAGGCTTCATGTCGTTGGTTTTGTGCCTTGTGGATTGGATCCATGATAATGGATATGCTGCTCAAGCTTTGCTACCTGTGGCTTAAAGCCAGGTTTTGCCCTCGGCCCATTGCCAGCATTTTCGCGCTCCAGCTTCTGGAGTTGCAGCCGCATCTTGTTTGCCGTTTCTGTGGCTCCGTTCAGCTTCCGGAGCTGATCCACATATTCGTTGGCGATCCGGAGATATTCAACGCGCTTGTCATGGGCCGTGGAGTAGTAGCCTTTCTCCGTAGTCTCGGTGAACTTTTCCGGGTCGTCGTCGATCTCCTGGATTTTTTCAAGGACACCCTCGTAGAGAAACAAGGTTCGGGTAAACGCATGTCCCATGCCCGCGAACGTTAAGTCCATCATGTTGCGGATGTTCTCGGTGTACCCAGCCTGAAGCCTTCTTAGAAACTCCCGTTCCTTTTTGTTCTTCCCGAGCTTCACCAACCCACCACGCATCGCAATCCGACGATCCTCGTGCTCAATGGCTTCCACCAGCATAGCATCGCCTTGCTCAGACGTATGTAGAGCCTCTTGTGTCGGTGCACATTGCAGCACCCCTCCGCCCCCCACCGGCTTGGTGCGCTCCATTCTCATGATCTCTGCTGCCTTCCCCTGTGGAATCCGCTGGGCGCTCTTCTTTGGGTTAGGCCCGTAGCCGGGCATCCCGTGTTTCGCCCTCAACGCCGTCACTCGTATCATGTTGGCCAACCGGGTTCGGCTGATCCCCATCTCCTTGGAAACTCGTGCGCGGTCCCCCTTGTATTTTGTCAGCAGATGATCCACTTGAAGAATCTCGTGCTCGCTGTAAGTACGCTTCTTTTGCTTCCGAACCGTCATTACATGCAACCTGCTATCACGCTTATAGGATTATATCAAGGTGCAACTGGCGAGGAGCCTGCTATTTAGGAAGATGCACTAGTCAAACGTGACGCGCTTTGCCGCTTCCATGGAGCACTCCCGCCGCAAGTGATGGGTTGAGCGGGGGCAGCGGTGGCCTTGGTTTGACGCACGGAGTCCGCCATCATCGAGATCATGCGGTAGAGATCGGGGTTCCGGCGCATGTAGTTGTTGATGTCGATCAGATCCTGGCTGATCCCCTTCGATTCTTCGCTGGCAATACAGGGGTAGATTTCTTCGAGCGTGTGCCCGCTCGCTTCGATAACGTCTCGCAGCCTGGCTTCTAATACCAGAAGCCCGCGGAATGGGTCGTTCCAGTTTTTCGCGTCGCACATCTTCCGTAGTAGCTCGTCGGAAGGGGTCTGTCCTTGCATGACGCGAGTGATATTGGCAGGTGCCACATTGACTGCCTTTGCGAAGTCAGCGGTGCGCTTCTTTTCTTCTTTAAGCATTGCCTGAAACACGTGAGCTAAGCTGTTCATTTTCAGAAAATGAAAAAATTTGCAGAAAATGGCAACTTTTTTCTTGCATCGTTTCAAAAAATGAAATTTATTCCAGTCTCCAAAGTATGAAGACAGTGAATCAATCTTTACAGGAGACGAGAGACTTTGTGTTGGAAACGCTCAAATTCCGCAGACGAACCGCCCGTCATGCTGACGACACCACGGTTGTCGCAGCCACGGACTATCTCGCAGACGTGTTGCGTCACATTGATATCGAGCACGCAAAACTTGTTCAAACTGCAGACGGGCCACAAATCGTGATCGAGCGAAAGAAAGGCGAAGTCAAATTTTAAGTCCGCTTTTTTTTGTGCCTATCACTCAGGGATTACCTGATCGGGGCATCGATAAAAACCAAAACCTAAAAAGGAAAACCATGAAGCCAAAACCAGACTACGGGTACTACCTCGTTGACATCGAGCGCGACGGCACGGACCCACAACCGGGCGATCAGTATTGGTGCACTCTCCATTGTAAATGGATAGATCGCATTCGGCCGAAACTTCCCCTCGATGAAAACTACACCTACCGGCGCCGTGTGCCGGAGATCGAGGGTTATCGACTGCTCGGACTCGACGAGGTGATCGTGCCAGGCACGATCTTTTTTGTGGAAGAAGATAGTGATCGTGATTTCGCCGACCCCGACCGCCACATTCAGACAGCGCATCAGTGGTCGTCGGTTAGGCATGTAATAGATCATTTCATCAACCACTGCCACTACGTCGCTTTCTACGCGCCGGTTGAAAAGCCAGAAAAAAAGTCCGAAGCAAACGGCTGGCTGCCGATTGAGCAGTTTGACGCGGACAGGCACCTTCCGTGCTGGGTGACCAACGGCAAAACATATAAATTCGCGTCGTTCCGGCACGAAGGTCGTCCTGCTACAATTAGCGGTTCGCGAGAATTCGACAACTCAATCACTTTCTTCTCCCCGATTACTCCACCCGCAGATCTTCCAAGCCAAGACCAATGTGCTTTTGAGAAATGGTGGAGCGAGAAAGATACGGCGGTGAAAGCCAACAAGGCGTCTGCAGAGGTTATTTGGAACGCAGCTCTGGAAGCAGCAAAGGAGGCCATAAAATGAAAACCCAAATCCTCCTTGATACGCTCGCGATAGTGGCGGCCATCGGGGCTATCAGCGCAATCCTTATCTTAATGGGAGGTGCACTGTGATGTTTTATTACGGTCTAGCCGCCATCTTTTTTATGTGGGTCCTAACAATGACCTTAGTCGTCCTTTTGTCCGTCCTGGATGGCGGCTTTGGGATTCCCGTTAAAGGGATCCCTCGTGTTCTAACCATAGGAATGGCGGTAGTTATCGCTCTAATCGCAACTTTTTATATATGGCAAACTTAATCCTTAAAGAAATCGGAATCTCGCGAGAGCGGGTAAGAGAGATAACCAAAAATGCACACCCGGATCCCGACGAGCCAATCGAAAGGAATGATCCCGACGAGCCAATCGAAAGGAATTCCAGAATAACTCTGACAAGAGGTGAATGGATGACAGTCCAAGAGGTAGCTAAAACGTCTGGGAAATCAATAAAGGGCCTTATTAGCGAGATAGTAAAGGAGGCTATAAATAAATGAGTAGCGAAGATAATACGAGCCGGAGTCTGCCACGCTTGGCATGGTCCCTGACGGAAACCGCTGAAATCCTAGGGCTTTCTTATACGACTGTATGGAGGCTTGTGAAACGCGGCAAGATTCGAGCCGTTCCGGGAATCGGGCATAAGCTGATTCCCCAAAAGGAAATCGAACGTTTTCTCGACACCGTGGAGGAAGTGCAGTGATCAAAGAGCATCAAGGCTACGTCCATGTAAGACTGGGCAAGGTACAAGGGAACAAGGTTTACCGATCACCAAGATGCAGCCTGAGGGCTTATGACGTAGCTGTTGAGGAATGCCCTGCTGGCTGCGTCGTGTCGAGCTTTGAATACATGCAAAGCCGATCACCGGAGTCCTGCAAAGACCTGGAGGTGATCGATGTCACAGCCAGAAAAACCAAAATCCAATACTAATACTAAATGAGAACCAGAATCGAAGAAGCCATAATTAGCGCAACACATGCGTGTGCGTATGCTTGTGACAGTCATAATCCGGAAGCCGCTGCTAGGTTCGCAGATATCGCTGCTAGGCTCGCAGATATTGCACTAACACTAAGTAAGACTGTCGTCACAGTAAATGAGGTCGAGAACCAAAACGGAACCAAAGAAATAAACACGAAAGAAAGTCATGTCAGATAACACAGCAATTGAAATAAGTGATGCGTCGGGTGCAGCTGCTATTGAGCAAATCACCCGTGGCGAAATCGACGCGCAAGTCGCAACAGCAAAACGGTATCCGCGCGATATTCGGCAGGCAAAAGCGGATATGGAAGAGTTGGCAACTCTCGACGAAGAGACAGCGCAATCCATGTTTTACAGCCTTCCCCGAGGCGGCAAAAGCATTCAGGGGCCGTCGGTAAGAATGGCTGAGGTAGCCATCGCTTGTTATGGCAATATTCGGGCCGGGGCACGTGTAATCAACGTAGATACTGACGCTTGTGTAGTCACCGTTCAGGGCGTAGTGCATGACCTGCAAAAGAACATAGCAGTGACGGTGGAGAAGCGTCGCCGAATCCTTAAAAAAAGGGGTGCGATCAAGCCGGATGAGGATATGATTATGCTCGCTTGCAACGCGGCTGCATCGATCGCATTTCGAGATGCGACATTCAAGGTCATTCCGCTCGCTCTTGTTAAGCCGATCTACGAGCGGGCAATGAAGGTCGCTGTTGGTGACCTGAAGAGTCTTACGGCGAAACGCGATCAGATACTCACCGCACTCAAAAAATACGGTGCGGAAGAAGCAAACATCCTCGCAGTGATCGATCGCAAGGCGGTGGATGAAATCACCCTAGAAGATCTGCAAACCTTGATCGGTCTTGGCACCGCACTCAAGAGCGGAGAGATAACCCTGGAGGATGCTTTCCCCGATCCCAAGCACCGCCCTGTAAAGGCCGAGATTGGTGACGAGGCATCAACGCAGGAGGAGGCATGAGCGAAGAAACGAAAGAAGGTTTGTTTCGGCGTGCCCGCAAAGCGACCCGAGACCATTACCGGAAGCTCTTCAGGAAGAGCCGCGTCAAAAGCTCGAAGGTCTCGCGCCACCCGGAAGCCGGTCACTTTAGGGCTCCTTCTAAAACTACCTACTACCGCTATCCAAACGGCATGATCATTCGTACCTCACCAAAGCCTTACCAAATGAAGAAGCAGGCAAAGCTCTACAAACAAATTAATAGAAAACCCAAGGACCCATGATTATAAAATTCACACACTTCACACGCCGCCGTGCTGCTGGAACAATCGACCACCAATACTTCGAGGCTCTATGGGACCCAATCGAAGGCTGGGTGTTCCCGTGGTATCTCAACGACGCAAAGAAGGCGGCGCTGCACGAACGGATATTCAACCGGACGGTGCAGCAGGGAGGGGGTGACGAGGAATGAAGCCCAACTTCGTTGGTCTGATGTTGGCGGGCTGCCTCTTCATCGGCTTCGGCTTTTGGCAGGACATCGCCATTCTGACCTGCCTTGGCGGCATCGTTTTCGGGGGGTCCGCCATCGGTTGGATCCAGCACAAAGAAATCGTCGATCTGTATGGAGTCGTGCGAGTTCAGGATCTCCTCATTGGTGATCTTCACGTCCGTCAGGTGATCGCCCGCAATCAACAAGAAACCCGGCAGCTCGAAGAATCGGAAATCGACAGCGCCGACTGGTGGAAAACGGGGAAGGACTGGTATGGAAGCAACTGAGACCCCTGCCTTCGCCCCCGGTATCCACAAGGGCATCCCGGCGGAGACTTACCACCGCGCCAACGGGCTGAGCAATTCGATGCTCGGCCAGTTGGAGAAAAGTCCCGGCACGCTTCTGGCGAGTATGGCGAATCCGCCCGCAAGCACGCGTGCACAAATCATCGGCACGCTCTTTCACACCTTCTGTTTAGAGCCTGAACTTGCGCCTGCAATCGTTTGCAAGCCTGAAGGTTTCACTCGCGCCCGGAAGGCCGATAAAGAATGGCTGGCCGAGCAAGAAGCGGAAGGCGTTCTCGTTCTTGATAAAGATGAGTGGGATTTCATCCACTTTGCCCGCGAGAACCTGTATTCTCACCCATTCCTCAAGCGACTCCTGAGCGTTCCCAGCCAGCGAGAATTATCGTTATTCCACGAGGATGAGGCCGGTATCTTGCGCAAGTGTCGTGCAGACCTGTTGCCCGATTCAGGGAATGTCCTTGCCGATCTGAAATCCACTTCATGCACCAGCATCGAAGAGTTCTCTAAGTCTGTTTTTGAGTGGGGATACCACCGGGGCGCTGCTTGGTATTTAGACATATGCAATGCACTGGGCATGGACCGAAATGTTTTCGGATTCATCGTCGCATCCAAAACGGCTCCTTACGCAGTGGACTGGCTCCCTCTTAGCAACAGAGCGATCGAGTTCGGGCGCAAGCGATACTGCCGAGCACTGTCTGCTTACAAACATTATTTCATTCATGATCGCTGGGATGCTCCAAACGCGATCGAGCTACCAGAGTGGGCTGAATACAGAGAGATACGAGCTGAGGAGGTGGGGCTATGATTTACCTACTGATCGCGATCGTAATTTTTGGTGGCTGCACTTTTTGCAAGATGGCATACGACGGCGCCATGAATAGGGACTGGCTTGCCGTAACCCATTGCCTGGTGATGGCGTTTTTGTGCGCGATCACCGTTGCGGCGTTTGCCTTCCGCTTGATTGGAGGTGCCGAATGAAGCAAGAAACCGAAGAGAAGCATCGAAAAAATACTTCTCGTGAGCTTTTCGAGGCAATAATCGAACATGCCAGGGAGATGTGCGGGAACGACCCACGAGAGATGGCGGGGTATCTCGCGCAATTAGCTGCAGACGCGATCCTCCGCCCAGGAAAGATCGACCCGGAAAAATTTAGGAAAGGAGAGAAATGAAAATTGTAGCCT